GTTATCAAGTCAATAATTGTTGTAGCTAGTGACAAGACACCGTAGCCGGTTGCTGCTACTGTAATCATGCCTACATTTGTTCCGCCTTCTGTACCGGGTGTTCCCCATGGATTGTCGGGAGAATTGAGAACACCGAATGACTTCGTCGGCTGCAAAGAATCACTAGAGAGCAAGCCCCCGTCAATATCACTTTGAGTTAACAATGCAGCGTCTATCTGCGTCATCATGGGGGTTGAGCCGTCTGTTGTGGGCTGATTATTCATTGGGCGCATGTCTTCAGTGTCAACTTTAGATATCGCCATCTGGTTCATTGACGGTAATAAAGCGGACACTGTGCCCACACTCTCGACTGTGTCCGGATTAATTCCGAATTCCCCGCATGCCTGAAGCAAGATTGACTGTGTCATTTTCTTGAGATCATTTACTGTAACACCGACGCCCTCCGGAGGACTGTATGAGCCCATTGTATCTTGTTTGGACCACAAGCCCTTTGAGAATTCTCCGTCCTCTAAGAATGATGTGTTATTGGGATCTGGGTTGAATCGATTATACCTCAAGACATCAGATATTTTTCCCTGGAGCGGTGTGGGAGGAACATCATAAACGTCCTTGTTGCCGGCTCTTTTCACCGGTGAAACAGTTGCAATATCAATTGAGTCAATATTTTTTCCGTCTGCTTCAAGTTCATCTCGGTATACACTGAGAGGAGAGCTTTCTCCCTTGTTTACTGTTCCTCTTCTAGTGTTTCCGAACCTCCCGGCTGAGTTATTGCCTAGACTGTTGGAATCGCTAACCTTCAGATCATTCTGGAACGTTCCAGCTGTTTCTCCTGAGGGTATGAATGAGTCAGCAGGTAGAGGTGTTGATCCACCGGTAGGGACTGGTCGCTTGTTTTTCAGTGTTTTATCTTTGAGAAAATCTCCCAAAGTTTGACGAGATTCATATGAAATGTCGTCAGAGTCCATGATGACCTGTGTTCCTCTTTCTGGCACTAAGTCAGGAAAGCCCGGGTTATACAGGTTTGAGGACTTTTGTCCTTTTAGATCATCATTTTCAGCCATAGTCTACTTTTCTTCCTTGGGCTTAAGCGTTGATTGTGATTGATTGTCTGCTGTACCTGTAAATAGGTCAATGTCGTGGTTTTCTGCATTGTGTATTGCGTACTTTATAATATCAATAGCAGTACATACTTTCCTGAATTCATTCTCCATAAAAGCTCTAGAGCTGCCTGTTGACTGGTTCAAAAGTTCAGCTGCTACGGCATACGGACCTTCTTTGGGAGATAACAAAATCTCTGAAAACGACTCGCCGTAGTTTGGAAGATCTCTAATTGTTTCAAATATTTTTTCATCACTCATAATTTCACCTAGTTTATTTTAACTGTTTGGTACTGGGATGTTCTGGATAGCCTGGTTGCAATTTGATCAGCGTCCATCTTCAAGTCCAAGTTAATTGTGATTTGAACCGGATCGTTATTGATCGTAAATGTCTCTTTGTCAATACCGATTGCATTAGCAAGATTCTGAATATCTGCACGGAGATTTATATTTCCCCCAACATTGTTCAGAAGCTCTTTTACTTGATTAGCTCTTTCTATAAGACCGCCGACTGCAGCAAGTGGACCCTCAACAGCTGCATCCATGACATTTCCGACTTCTTTGAGTCTAGACTTTGATATTCCATAGATCGAATTGTCAGACAGCTTGACTAGCAGCGATGCCAACGAATTATCGCCTCTACTCCAATTGACACCGTGTAATGCGACTAGTGCACTGTTGATAGCTCCAGTTGCCGCATTCGGGTCGCCCGGTACGTCGGGTCTGGACGCGCCAAAGGCTTGAAATTGTGTCATCATAGACATCATAGTCATAAGTACGTCTAAGCCTATCTTCACAGAACACATACTCTTTATCTGATCTTTTGAAAGCGCCGGCATATTACCCATTGCTTGGACTAGCTGATGAACTGGGCCGCCGCTGTTGAGCAGGGTGGTCACAAGCATATTCATATTGATTGCAACAGATTCTAATGATGATATCTGTCTTCCGCTAGAATCAAACAACTCAACGTAACCTCCAGCATTTGAAAAGATTCTAGACGATAATGGGTTTGAAGGATCTTGCGGATCAAAGATATCACCCAAGACACCCAAAATACTCAAAGCTCCCGCGACGGCCTCTATCTGTTTTGTAGCTGTCTCTGGATCATCGATCCCAGATGCTACTTCTCTTAGTTGGATTACTAGATCTTTTATGGACGGAATTATTGACTTAAACATGTTAGTAAACCCATCCATTATTTCTGTCATAGAATTAGCTACTGAGTTTGTCCTGTCAGCATTTGGATATAATGCAAATTCTGTTTGTTGCCTAATTAGCTCTGCAATAATTGGACCCAAACCTTGAGACATCGCTCCGATTGCTTCTGCTATAGGCCCAACCATGAGTACTATACTCTCAATCTTTGCTGCTGAGACTGATCTCATTGCAGGATCCGACAACATTTTCCCAACTGATTGCATTATATCGCCAATTACCGGACCAAAGGTTGACAGAATTGTGACTAATTGTGGACCGATTCGCGAAGAGTATTTGCCCATAGCATCAACGAATTCAGGAAAGTCGTCATTGTCAATGTTGGAAGCTACTGCAGATAGTACAGCTGGATTTGGTTGAAGTGCCATAGCTATTGATCCTAGCGACTCAAATACAGGACCAAGTGCTGATATTAGCGAAAGGCCTTCTTGTGTAATATTACTTGCCGCAGCCATGAATTCAGATGATAAAAATGTGTCAGTAATTGTTTTGATAACTTTGTTGAGTGCTTTTCCTGAGCTTTTAACAAATTTTGCCATTGCCCACATAAACGAATCTAGATCGTCGTTGTCAATATTGTCAGCAACATTTTTCATCATTGCTTCGTTGGGCTGTAAAACACTAGTTATTCCGGAAACAGCTGATAACGCGCCACTAATCGCGCTAACTGCTGCCAATCCTTGACTAGTTATGTCAGGGCTTTTGGCTAGATCAACTAGCAAGTCAATTATGTGACCAATTCCTCGACCTTTTCCTACTAGTGCTTCGACCAACTCAACAACAGCAGCAATATTTTTCTCCAATTGATCTGGCTGAGCGCCAGGTGGGGGCTTAAGGGCATCTACTAATCCAGCTAGCTGACCCACAAAACCTGCGATTGAATTGATCACATCGATAATCATGTCAACAACTAGCTTTGTTTTTGCTGGATCTGGAATATCAGCTTCAGATATCCTTATAATTCCGGGCAGCAAATTATCAACCATAGCATCAGCCATTTCTCCAAGAGCATCAAACCCTAGCATAATTAAACCAAAGCCTGCTACAAGAGGTAGCATCATGACACCGAGAATCATCAAAATAGGTATCAAGCCTACAAGAGTCCAAATCATACTAATCATCGAACCCAACAGAGTTGAAACCTTATTAGTATCTACGTCGAGGTCATTGAGTGCTATCATAAATCCTGTAGTGAAAGCAGCTAGTGCCACAGCTATCAATGCTAAGCCGGCGAGCACTAAGAGGGACGTGCCTATTGTCACAGGATTTATCATACCGGCCATGATAATTAATAGCCCGGCGAGAAGACCGGTCTGAAGTATAAGGAATGACTGTATTAAAAAGAACTTTATAATTGTGTCCATTGACGGAGCTTGTACAAGTCCCATAAGTGCCATGATCCCCACTGTAAACAAGCCCATGGCAGCGCCTAATAATGCTAGCATTGCAATTGTGGTAAGATCTTTGGGCGATGCAGCTTGCGCACCCGGGTTTTTCAATGCCATCGCAGTAAACCCTAATGCTGCAACAACAACTGACATTGCAACTAAGATCAGACCCACTTTCATTGATGTCGCAGGATCTAGCCCCTGTAGCAGTCCGTAAGCAATCAAAAATCCCACAGCTAAGGCTGCAATTCCTACAGTAATAAATAATGCCATCTTAGCAGCTGCAGCTATTGCTCCTTTCCACCCTCCGGAGGCCATAACAGCTTTGTCAGCTGCGTTAAGTTCGGCTGCAGTACTAGCTTGCTTGGCAGCTATGCCCGGTGGGATGGTTGGGCCCATCTTTCCTGCCGCGATAGAGGCTGTACCGGACATTTTTGAAAAGAATCCACCAATTAGCTTGAGAGCTTTTGCAGCTGCACCGCCCTTAAGTGCAGACATTGTTGCCCCAAGAATAATTTTAGTACCGATAAAATACGTAAAATACTTTGCTGCTTCCTTACCATCAGCTGAGTTGATAAATGTCTTGAACGCGGTTTTGATCATCGTCCCGTAAGCGCTCAATAGTTGAGGCATCACCATCTCAAGTGTTCTCACAATTTCAGACCAAAGTGACATAAATGCATCACGGAGTTTGTCTGCTTCTGCAGACGGTACCGGGTTTTCTAACCAGTCATTTAGGACACTAAACATCATTGTCAAGCCACGAACTGCCAAAATAAACAACTCACGAAAGAGAACACCCGCTGCTTGCAAAAACGCGGTTGCACCCTCTTTGACCATACTGACACCGTCGCCGGACCTGCCAAAAAAACTCTTGAATGCTTTCTTAACTGCTTCAATAAAATTTTCAACTCCGCGCTTTGGATCAGTCCTGAGCATCTTGAACATATCTTCAAATGCATCATAAAGTTCGCCAAATAATTTTCTGAAGCTGGCAGGATCAAATATGTCTCGCAAGCCCTTGAACATTTTCTGGACACCTGGGAATTCTCTCATGAACATTCTTCCCAGCTTGATTCCGAATTTATAGCCTTCTCGTAGCGATCGGTTCATGTCGATCATAAGACCACGATATTCTTCAGTTCGTTTGAAACCTACACTAAATCCTTGTGATATTGAATCAAAGAAGCTTGAAAATTGTCTAGTCCCTTGCCTTGTGAGCCTTTTGATATTGTCTGCCATTTCTTGCATGATCTTGCTTTGCTCTTTCATGACATCAATTTCAGATTCAGCTTCCTTCCCTAGCTCATTGTAATTGGCTTCACCTGCAAGGAATCGTCTGGCTTCTTCAGCAGATAGACCCATTGTTGTAGAGAGTAATTGAAGTTCTTGCTTGGTCATATTTTGAACTGACCGGCCTGTTTGATCAAATGCGTCCTTAAGCATTTGAGCTTGTTTGGCAGGATTCTGCTCTTGCATCATTTGCATTGCATCAATATTCATACCGAATGCTTGTGAAAGCATTGAAGCAGATTGAGCTGCATCATCAAAATTCATCCACTTCTGAGACAACTTACCCAGCGTTGCTATTTCTACACCGAGCTTCTGGGCATATGTTGTCACACGGGCCATTTCTTCTACACCCATATTTCCAAAATTCTCAACGTCTTTTGTAATCTCTGCCATACCCTTTGACATGGTTTTGACATTAATTCCAAATTGCTTGCTATAGCTTAAAGCTACGCCAGAGAATCGAGTCATCGCATCGATTGGATCTTTACCCATATCTCTAGCAGCACTCATAACATCTGCAAATGCTTCTGCTGTGAGTCCCAGGCCGCGCCTTTGCATGTCTAGCTGGACTTGATTGCCCTTAAGTGCATCAGTCATCGAGTGTAGGGCCGGCCCTAAGGCAGAGGCTATCTCCATGAATGATCTCATAGCAGCAGCAACACCCTCTCTATGATAACCGTAGACTCTGGCCATTCTTAGGCCGGTCCCGGCAAGGTCTTGCATTTGAGATCTTACGTCTTGAACAGTACTAGCAAACATCTGGCCTTCATTAGACGCTAAGCTACCAAATTGTTCTCTAATTTCATTTAGGGCAACTCGAATTTCGGAGACACCTGTCTTAGAGCCTGCCTCTGCTATTAGTCCGCCAAGTATCTTAAACGGTGTAGATATAATAGCAAATGCAAGCTTCCCTAAGCTAGTTACAACACTCATAACACCTGATGCTACACTTGATAGTATCTTAGTTGTGCCCTTGAAGGCACTAAATAGTCCTACGCCGAAGCCCAATGCAGCTGTTTTGCCCACACTCAGATTCTTGAATAGACCCCTACTCGAATTAGTTGCATTATTAGCTGCATCTGCGCCTCTGTTTCCAGCTGATTCAAGCTCGTCACCAAGCTTGTCAGCGCTGTCAGCTGCTTGTTCTAAGCTATCATTCAACTCATTTATATCATCAGCACCTGGGGGTTTTATTTTATTCATCGTCTTGAGAAGCTGCTTAGCAAGCCCTAATTGAGTTCTCAATTCAGATGTATGATTGCTATACAATCCACTGCGCTTCAGAAGAACTTTGTTTATGTCCTCCTGAATTTTGAATTGTTTTCCTAAATCTTCACTAGATGCCATGGCTAATCACACTACTATATACATCTGTAAATATCACACTGTGGATATTGCAGACTATAAACGCCACACCAAACCAGTAGTATTCATGAATTTAGATGCTCGATCATTCTTTGCTTTCATTAGATCAATAACTTTGTCTAACTTCGGATCGCTAGAATTGAGCTCTTCGTATAAAGCTTTCGAGGCTAAAATTACGTCTTTGGTTACCCTTATCTTACCCGGGGTGCCCCTAATCTTTACACCGGTAGACTCGCCGATGATGAATTTGGCAACTGCTTTTGTTAGTATGTTCAAGATAACCCTCCACAATGTACATCGATACATAAATATGCCTATAGTGGACTATGTGAACCTTCTTAGCTTAGCTGGCACCTGAGATCGTTGTCGGCCCATTAATGCGCGAGACTCTGCAGAGTTGGTATGAGCAGCTCTAGAATTCTCTCCGTTGCTTCTCTTAAGCTCCTTTTGTATCCTTTCAATGAACCACTTTCGTTCCCACAGAGGCAGTGTGTAAGCTTCTGAATATGAAAAACCCATGTAGTACATTAGGACAAATATGCCCTCAAGATAATACTCTTTATCTGTTGGCGTCAGGCCAAAAAAAGCTGGCACCTAATGGCAACCGTACCTCCGCATGCTCAAGGCAGTGTGGGCAAGTCATCCACGACTTCATATCAATGCCCGGCTCGTTGTCGTCCATAAACCTTCGAAGCATCAATGAATCTTTAGCTGGCATATTGCGAATAAACATTCCAATCTTTGTCCTATCTGCTACCCCTTCTATAGCAACGATTGAATGTTTAAGACGTGTAGTGATAAGATTCTCTCCGGCAGCGCCTTGCTTCTTGGCGCGCTCTGTTTGGATTGTAATATCAGATTCGTCTTGTCCTGTAAGAAACTTGAATCTAATTTTCTTTTTTGAAATAGGTAGTGTGAATTCAAAAAGATTTGCGCCATCTGCGACAGGTTGAGTCTCGAGTCGCTTTATTGGAAGCTCTGCAAGATTGAAATCTTGTTTAGATCTTTCACTACATGCTGGACAATCTACTTCTACTTTATAGTCTGTTCCATAGCCTGTAATTCTTAGTGCTGTCATAAGAGCATTTCGATCACCAGATATCATAGAATTAACGTCAATTGATTTGTCGATAAGACAAGACTTGATTAGATGTGTTATGACAGTCCCTTTCTTGATAAGTGCTCTAGAAGTTAGAATATCTTCTTCTCTGGCAGTCATAGATCTAATGTCAACTGTATCTTTTCCGTATAACGGAGAGTCAGCTGGATATACAATTCCTCGAGATGGAAGAGGTACAGATTCAATTGGGACTTCATAACCAAAATCGTCGCTCATGACGTTTCTTGTTTGCATTCCGGCTGCTTTAGCATCAGATGCTGTGAATACTTCGTTTCTTGATTCGCGTGATGTATCAGACACTTACTTCTCCTGAAAAATATTGTTGTCTAGAGACAAATATTCTCAGTTATACAGTCAATGTAAACACAAAAGCGCCCTCTTCTACTGAATATAGAAGAGGGCACCACTAGTATCTAATTAGTTGTACAACTACATCAGTATTGCAGCACGCAATTATCAAAGCGAATTGTGAGTGATATTTCTGCAGGATCTTCTGAACCGTAATCTAGATCACCAAAGGCAGCTGATGTCAAGTATGCTCCCTTGATATCCCAGAGCTCTACAACAGTACCTACGGGATCTAATAGCTTGAGTTGACAATCACGCTTATAGAAATCAGCATAGCCGCCGCGACCTGAAACTGACTCAAAATGTGTTCTTACCCATTCCATAACCTGTTGTGCACCTGAGGGAGCGATTGGATCATGAAGCGTTACACTTAGAGCATCGAACTTAGTTTTTCCCGCTATGTAGCGAGTAGAGTTCATATAAGGAATCTCAATCTCACCTGTATTTATTGTTGGGCGTGCTGCAGTTTTCATAAGAAAGGCGTCAAGGCCCTCTACTGCAAATACCCACCTAAATTTTCTTTTTGGTTCAAATTTATTGGGTAGCATATCTGAAACTGAAAGTGTCTCGGCCATCTGGAATCTCCTAAAATCTCATCTGATGTAAGTAAATATCACCTAGCAAACTTTTTATACGTCTGCACCTTGATTTGTGACGACAAAGTCGAGGGCGATAAACTCAACTGATCTTGTGGGCTGAAGGAAGATCTTCCCTCGAACTGTGTTATTTTCAACATCTGACTGTGTCGTTGTTGAAGTGTCAATTTGAACTTTGAATCTATCTAGACCTTGTTGCTGTTGAATTCTTGTAAGAATCGGTGTTACAGCAGCAGAGAATCTTGCCAAAGTAGAAGCACGATTTGGTTCAAAGAGTATTGTATTAGCAACCTTACGAACTTTTCTTCTAACATCAATCAGAAGCCTTCTAACATTTACTCTATCCAACGAGGATTGTGCAGCTAGAAGTGTTTTCTGACCGAAAACGATAACCCCCTGGGAGTGTGGGAAAGAAGTTAGTGGGTTGATGTCTGCTTCGTATAGTGCGTCCAAGTTTGATCTATTGAGCTTGACTTGAGACTCTATTACATTGAGTGCTCCTCTAGAAAATCCTGCTGGAGCAAACCAGGGATGTGCAACAGCATCGTTTCTAGAAAATGCACCGAGTACAGCAACTGAAGGTGGGCATACAACGTTTGTATTTGTAGCAGGATCAACCATTACGACATCTGGATAATATGCTGCAGCAAAAGAACTATCTAGATTTCTTGCTTCAAATCTAGTTACTGTATTTGAAACATTCGGTATTTGCGAAGATCCTGTAATGAATGCATTGACGTTATCTTTTTCTTCAACGTCCATAATGAGTAATGCATCAAATCTAGATTCTACTGAGTCGATTGCATAATCTGTAACTGCTTCATGTCTCTGTCCAGGGATTGCAAGAAGTTGAATATCAACGTCTGATTTTTCTTCCATAACATCGATTGCTTTTCGATATGATGCAATAGACGGACCTTCTTTTCCACCTTGACCAGATGTATCAGTCATTTCTCGTCGAACTGCTGTATCAGACATCTTAGTCTTTTCTTTGTCAAACATATTGAAGCCATCAAATCCGCCCTGCATGAAAAGGCTGAACTTCAGATATTTTCTAGTGGGTAGATGAGTAAAGTCCTTGTCTGGGTCAAAGAATCGGGTATTTGTATATACAGATCCGTCTGTATCTTGGAGTGATCCTGATGCAATTGCATCACGTCTATAAGAAGAAGCTCCCCAGCGAAGAGGATCAGGCAGATCACTAGAGTTCGTGACAACTTGAATATTTTCAAGAGTAAATAAGCCGTTATTGAATCTATCAGAGTCTAAGATCACACCGCTACTATCAGCTGCGCCTGCGTTGTCACCAACCATAGCATTTTGCCACTCAGTGTGCATCATAGGGAAGTACTTGGTATATGACCTAATGCCCTCGTCTAATTTTTGATTCTTGTTGGGTTCATCTAAGCTATCTTTTACTTCAAACTGAACGCCCCAAGTAAAACCAGCGTTGATGCGTGCACGTGGTTGCACTCCTAATCGTAAGTGATCACGGAAAGGAACTGGCATCTGTACTGCTCTATTTAGCTTATCCTGCGTTGTATGATGTGCAGCTACGTGGTAACCTTCTAGAATTCCGGAACCGCTTGTTACTAAGTGATGATGTCCGCGAAATCCTACAGGAAGTGAAGCTGCATCAATATTTACATCATCAACATCATCTGATACTTGAACTCTTACGTATGATGATTTATTAGGGTGTGTGCCCTCAATTCTTAATTTCTGTGCGCCTGCTTTTTGATCAAAGTCATAGTACATATTCATGTCGCCTATGATTCTAGCAATGTATCTATCGCTTGTCGGATCTAGTGATAGTGCTCTGAATGATTCAAATACACGTGGTTCAGCGTCAGAATCTCTAAAGTCTCTAACTAGAATATCAAATGTTCCGTACTTGTTGTTTTCATTGCTTGATCCAGCGACGTTTTCTACAGTAATCTTATAAAGATCATTTCCTCGTGCTCCATCGTCTAGTGCATGAAACTTGAAAAGATTCTTTCTTTGTCCACCGAACTTTTGAGAAACGATCCATGGGGAGAAGGCTGCTTGATACCTTTCTTCAAAGCCTTCGAAGTTAGGTACTGAAGTTGTTCCTGCGTTTCTACCTTGTGTTCCTGAAAGAAGGAATGCTGCTTCATGGAGAGATCCTGTCGGCGCAATTCCCGCAGTGATTCCGGATCCGGTCAGAGTTGTATGTGACTGATATGAATTCCAATGTGCGTATAGATAATGTCCAGCTTTTTCAATTTTTGCTGGATCAGTATTGAATACTTTGTGGAAATATTGTGCAGCATCCGGGTCGAATGAGGCTGAGTAAATTGACGGATATTCATCAGTAGCTGAATGTCCGTTGAGCAACATTACAAAGTTCTGATTTGAGTTTGATAAGTTGACTGAGCCTATGGCAGATCCTGCATTAGCTGAAGCGCCAAACGTACTATACGCTGCAAGATTTGTTACGGGATCATTTGTGCCTACACCAACTGCTGTTGATGAAAGTGCTAGTAAAACACCGGAGGGCGCAAAAAGTACACCTCGGACCATCGGATGCGAACCTGACGCACCTAATATTGATTTGCCAGTAATTCCTGCTCCCTTGAGCACTGTAGAGCCGTTAGAATCAGATAAATAGCACCCCAAGAAGTATGACCTACCGAGTGCACCACCGTTAGCATTAGTTGAGCCTGCATATGTATTGTCGCTGACATTTCCGTTAGCTTGAACTAATCTTTGCCCGACTGTAAATCCTGCATTATTTACTCTTCCTGTGTTATCACCAGAAGTTGATCTTTTCTTTCCGTCCCCAACACCAAGAACTCTAACATATGTTCCCGCCCGTGCACTTCTCATCCACTCTCTCATTGCTAAAGGACCAAACTTTTCACCGTCCGTTCCTCCAAATTCAGCTACAAAATCCTGATAGGTTGCAACTGTGATTGGAACAAAGGCATGACCCTTAAGTGATGTTCCTATGATCCCGGCGGGTGTTCCTTGTGGAGATATTGTGGTGGGACCGCTTAGGTCTATCTCTCGGGTACTTATACCAGGGCTTTTAAAGGTAAGCTCAGCCATTCTGTTCGCTCCTAACTGTAGATCTTAATTTCATATTATAGGTATTCATTACTCGAATGAAACCCCACTATTTGTGACCACAAAGTCGATTGATATAAACTCAATCGATCTAGTAGGAACAATTATTATTCTTCCGTTCAATCTATTTGATTCTCTATCTGCCTCTGTGTTATTAGTGTCATCCATGACAACCCTAAAGGATTCAATTCCCGCTTGAGCTTGGACTAGTGCAAGAAGAGGTGCTGCCTGATTGACAAACCTCGCACGTGTCTCAGGTGTATTCTGTTCAAACAATAGACCTCTAGCAACATTAACGATAAGTCTTTTAACTTCAAGTAAAAGCCTTCTTACGTTTACTCTGTCTAGTGCAGACTTTGCTTGTTGGAGTGTCTTTTGACCAAAGATTACGTGACCCCCATTAGGGAATACAGCAATCGGGTTGATTCTCCCATCGTACAAATCATCGCGATCAGCAGCATTAAGCCTAACAGAAACATTCTTGACGTTATCTAGTGCACCTCTATTGAATCCTGCAGGTGCAAACCATGGGAATGATACTTTGTCATTATAGGCCAGTGCTCCCAATGCCACAACAGATGCAGGTACTTTTACATGTCTGTTATTGACGGGATCATTTATTCTGACATCTGGAAAGTATGCAGCTGCGTAGTTATTATCTATTGAACGACTATCAAATTGTTCGACTGTTTCCTGTACGTTTACTTTTGTTTTTGAATCATCGTATAGACGTGTAGCATCAACGTCATAGTTGAGCATCTCCATAAGATAAATGGCCATGCCATAATCTTTTACATAAGAAAGTACATGATCTGTTACAAAAGAATCTCGAATACCCGGGATGGCCAGAACGTTAATTCTAGACGCTAAAGGATCTGTTAGAATTTGTGCAGCTCGCTTGTAAGAGCTAACTACATTGTTGTTTCTTCCTGATCCTGCGACATGTGTAAATAATCCAATATTGGGAGTTGCAGTTGTTGCTTTACCCCCTGTATCCATGGACGCTGCGCGGTCTCTCATCAAGTGGCTATCTTTATCTAAGATGTTAAGTCCATCAAAGCCGCCGTAAAACATTGTACTGAACTTGAGATAGTCTGTGAATCTATTGAATACCGTCGAAGACGAATGAACTAGCGTTGCCAGTGTTACTCTAGAGAAGTTATTGGGATCATCGACTGTATATGTGTTTGGATCCGGACGACCGTTTCTTATATATGCAGCTTCCAACATGTGCTCTTTTGCTGTCCCGGAAACATGTGTAATATGTCCACTTTGTAACTGGTTGTAAAGCGCTACTCTCGCTAGTGTAAATTTATTGTTGTTGAAGTTATCTGCTGCGCCGCCCGTAACTACTGTATCAAGCTTGGCAATGCCTCCAAACTTTGAATATGCCTTAATTAGCGGGTTTGGCAGTGCTGCTACATTAGAGTTCAAACATGAATTACTAAAGTCACCGCTTGGTGATGACGATGATACTGGCATTCTTTCAAACTTCACACCCCAGTATAACTTAGAATCAACCCTTTCATTAGTACCTGTTTGTCCCACGTAACCTGAATGAGTTTGACTAACATCACCTCGTGTTACTTTGAATCTAAATGGTAATGGCGGAACGATTGATCCTGTCAGATTTGTTGAACCTGAGCATGAAAGTCTAGTATTTGATGCTGAATGTGTCTCACCAATCGAAATATTGTGCTCATTCTTGAGTGCTAAGTGACCTAAATCTGTAAGAGTATCTGACGTCTTGAGTACTGGGACGCCCCTGAAGCCGAATGGCAATGCCTCTTGAGGTACTTCACCAGCCTCCAGCTTGCTATTCATAACAACTCTTATTCTATTAGATCTGTTTGGATATTTTCCATGTATTACTAAGCGACGCTCGTCTGGTTCGTCTGCGTCGAAGTTATAATAAACCTTCTTGTCGCCAATTTGACGAGCAATATATCTTTCATCATTGGGATCTAAGGTGCACTTAGGATAGTGTTCAACTATTTGAGTATTCAAATCAGTATCGTCAAACTTCCTTACTTGAACATCAAATGTTCCGTACTTGTTTTTAGGATCAGATGACGCACGTAGATTGGCAATACTAATCTTTACTTTGTCATTTCCCCAAGCACCATCTGATATAGTCTCAAAACGAAAGAGATCGTACTCAGTCTTGCCGTATGGCTGTGAAATAATTTCTGGCGTCTGTGGTGTCGTATATCTAGTATCATATCTACCAAACAGTTGCAAGAACTGTGTAGATGTATCTCCACCGGTGGATGTGGTAGATGTTGATCCAGAAAGTAGTGCTACTGATCCTGGATTTAGTGAGCCTGAAGCTAATTCATTTTCAACAGCAAAGTCCAAGTAGAGTAAATGCTGCTGCTCTTGAAATTTCCATGGATCTGTGTTGAGAATTTTTCCAACATAGTTCTTGTCACTAGGGTCTAGTGATGCTGTATATATTCTTCTTCCGCTTGCTGATTCATCATTAGCAAAAGAAGTACCTGCAGAGCATGATAGTACTAGTTTGAAGTGTCCTGCACCTGTGGCAGTTCGAGGATCTCCCAATCCCAAATCATATATTCCTGCAAGATCGTCCATCCCGCCGTTTGCATCAGAAAGACCTGTTAGACCTCCTGCATCAGTATAACGTTGATTTCCGTCGATAACTTCAAATCTAGAGCCTGTAGTTGTGAATAATACAGCACGTACTAGATTGACAGTACCATCTGCTGATCTGGATCCAAATTTTCCTGTAAATGAGTCATTATCACTAAAAACAGGATATCCAGCTTGTTCGTGAGCGAAATTAACTGAGTGCTCTGCACAAAGAAATTGGACTACTCCACGATGCCCGCCGGCTGAGCCCATTGATGTTGTTGCTGTACCACCTACATAAAAGCCAGCATTTTTCACTGTACCCTTATTACGTGTAGTTGTAATATCTGCTGTTGTTGAATTTGCACCTGCACCTAAAACTCGAAGGTACGTTGCAGATTTTTTGTATTTTAGAAATTCTCGTACCGCATAGGGCCCAAATCTATTAGAATCTAGCGTTCCAAACTTAGACTCAAAATCCGCATAGGATCCAACAGTAACAGGTACGAATGCAGGACCTTTTTCTGAAGTACCGATAACACCAGCAGGTGTTCCTAGCGGGGTTGCCCGGGTTGCGGACAAATCAATTTCCTGTTCAAAAAATCCAGGTGACTTAAATGTCTGTTCAGCCATTGAATATCTCTCCTTAGACGCGAATCATTCTATGATAAGTATCGCGATGTGGTCCAAAGTTCCATACTAGTAAATCAGTCTGGCAGCAAAATTCCAAGATTAATTGGAATAGCTGAAGAATATACCGTCTCTCCTTGCCTTTGGTTCCTTGTTTTAACTTTGACTATGGATCTAATTGTCTTTCCGGTAAAAGGATCCTTAGTAATTCTAATAATATCAACTCTACTGGGGCCTGATGTGTGTCCGCCTACTGATGTTGATTCAGCTGTCGGTGCTCTAGACCCGATGCCCCTAAGGTCGGATCCTGCATATGTTGCTCCTAAAACAGGATCACCAATAGCACTTCTTGCAGAGCCTAACGATGACCTGCCAATGCCACTTCCCGGGAGTGGATCGTCCTCTGCAGCTAAGTCATCAAGCATATAACTAGTCGGATCGCCACTAAAAGGTCCATGTACGGGTGTACCTATCAAATTGCCGCCAAATGACGTAACATCAAATGTAATATCAGGTGCTGAGACGTATCTTCTCAAAACTGGGGGTGCTCCGGAATAGTCAGGTGCTATCATATATCCGGCGACTTGAATCTCAAAGCTATATCTTACTAATCTTTCGTTGTCTGTGAAATCATCATAATTGTTACCCGGTGAAATATCAGATCCGACGTAACCAACAAACCAGTAGCCCTTATCAGTCTCCAATTTGAATGTTCGTCTTCTATTGTCTTGATAAACAGACATCATTGCCATGATCATATCATTCATTTGCTGTGTATACTGTGCCCAAAATGTAACATCATACGTTACATTGAAGAATTTCGTAGGTGGAATCTCGATAATTTCTACTATTGAGGATCCCAAATTTGGAGTTAGAATTTTTCCAGATCGTGTATTGGTAGTAGGCCCTGATGGTGACCTTCTAGACGCTACAGTACCCGGGTTTGAGCCCGTGGAGTATGGACCAGCGGGTCTTTCTGGTGAGTGACCTGTTCTATGCTCTGATGATGCTAAATTATCTTGATTAGCAAATCCATGCAGATTTTTCAATCTTTTGTATACGGGATCAGATTCATTAAGACGACGCTTAATAGTTATTGGGCTTCCTTCACCAGGTCCCATGCCTCTTTGGACTTCTTGTGTTACGCTTGTTCTCATAATAGACACTAGCGGGAGAATAAGTGCATTATTCTTATCTCTTAGCGGTTCTTTTCTTCTAAGCACAGCAAACCTCTCGCCAGAAGCATAAATTACCGGTGTTCTCTTTACTACACCTGACTTTTCATACTGAAGTGGTATTGATTCGTTAAAAAGATTGAAGACAGATCTGTCTACATCTTCAATTGTACAGGGAGGGATTGTTATGTCACCCGGTATATCTGTACCCTCATAACCAGATCTTCTTCGATCTGCAGGGTTTTTTGGCTGTTGGTCTAGTCTTGTACTCATAATATATTACCTACTAAGAATTGTCTCCGTAGAATGATGAATTAATTCCAGAGTCATCTCCTTTTTCAGAAATTTCTGCCGGCTCAGAAATTGGTGATGTAAGCTTTCCATCTTCTTGAAGCTGGCGCTTATCTCCTGTTTCACCTAATCGATTTTTCTCAAATCCTCGCTGTTGCACGAATTCTTCCTGTACAGAACCCTCATCTGTATACTCCTCATCAGTCGGCCCGTTAGGCATTACATCAATTTGTCCCTGTCGTGCTTGTTTGCCGATTACCTTATAACCGGTTTTGTGTTCAATTTGGCCATGTATCTGCTTGTCAACAATAATAGATGTTATCTCAAAAAATACTGTACCATAGCTAAAATAATCACCGTCTCTGAGTGTTATTTCTCTGTCTAGCATATCTCGAGCATGAATATATACTGATATTGTAGAGTATTCTTCAGCACCAAATCTATTTGTTCTAAACTCTGCAGGTTCCCATTCAATTAGCGCTTCGATTTCGATGGGTCTATCAAATATTTTATCTATAGCTTCTTCGTATATGTCATGCACACTAGTAAGATCTTCTCTAACTTTATAATAGTATATCTTTTGTCCTATTACATCTTTAGTAATTTCCTTAGTAAGGTCAGATATAAAATCAACTTCACGAGGCGTTATAAATAGTCTTGCCATAATTCACTCCTAGCCCATGATTATTGATTTCCCATTAGGAATTGGAATGTTTCTAAGAATTCGTTGCAAGTTTTCTGTTGCAGCTGCTTCGTCTTCTAGCATTTTAGAATATGTAAGATCCTCAAGCATATCACGAAGCTGTGTCTGTAATGTCTCCAATTCAGATCGTGCACTAGTTATCAAATCATTTCCATTTAGTGACAATTCTCCGCCAGGAATTGGAACAGTGCTGAATTTTGATCGAACCATACCCAACAATTCTTTGCTTAACGATAGTGTGTATTGCCTAACCCACTGGCGCCCTATAGAGTTTATCCTAGAGAACATGAGGTTACCGTAGGGGACATTTGAAAGATTACTTACACCGTATATACTATCGTCTTGAAAGGCCGGGTTCATGGGGTCAGGAGAGTATGATACACGAATCCACAGACTCTTGGGATTTTCCTGCGTGGGCTTCGGAAATATTCGAATATTTGTTCCTACAATTTTATAACTATAGTGTGATCTTCTTACGCGGGATGACATTGATAGCATGCCAGCCCTAAGAACGTCTTCAAATACGGGCAAAACATAGAACGCTGTTTCTGGGGTAAATGACTCAAATGAAAACTCATTATTGAGATAGTTGACTGCACTAGTCGTATCAAAAAATCTATAAGCAGCTTGAGGTGAATAATGCATCACTTCCATTACTCTCATTTTTGTCCTTGGCGAGTTTTTACTGCTAGAGAATATCAAATTTCCTGATGAGTCTTTAAGCGTGCTGTATATATCGTAATCTTGCACATCTTTTGTCAATGATATAGATCCGGATACCGAGTTATATGACCCACCCAAACCAGCTTCCATAGAATAAGGCTCACCGCGACGTAGCATGAATTCTAGATTTTCTCTGGGATATTTTTGTTCACTACCTGACAATAAAGAACCTGTAGCAGCGCCTAAAAGATTTGCCAACTGTGACTTTGCCTGATACTGGTTTATTATCGATCCATACTCTAAGAATGCCTCTTCGAAGCACGACCAAATCTGTTTTTTGGTAAGCTCAACACTGAGTATGTCATCACCCAACTTTCGCTTGACAAACGTAATCATAGAGTCAGCTTCTGTCTGGAATGACCCCTCTTGATCAAAAAACCCAAAAGGTGTCGGGCTTAGTGTGTTGGCAAATGTACTCATAGCTTAAATCTCCCGATGCGGTTTAGTCATCTAATAAATATACGTCTCAAACCAACTGAGTACTACATGAACATCTTCATCATCCACATCGATGATGCCATTCCAAACTGAACAACTGCGAATATGGTAATTGCCCTCGTTCGAAACGCCTTAAGCTCTTCTATATCATTGACATATCCCTGCATTTGTGTGGGTGACACTACTTCATCGATTTTATCTTTCCAAGCTCTGAGCTCTTCAACTCGATCTTCCCTTTCACGCATTCTAGCAATTTCTTGCTTAAGATCTTGGATCTCTGTATTTAGGGCTTGAATACTTGATGCTAGTGTTTCTAATTCTTTTAAAACTAGCCGAGAATATTCACTCCAATTGTTGTTACTATCTACTTCTGTCATTTTTATTGTGCTCCGCTATATTTCTTAATACTCGCAGTAGCAAGCAACTCGTCTAGACGATCAATTGCTGATTGAATATCGGGCTTATCTTTCGATAAGTCTTTATGAACTAACTTAACACATGACAAAAGCGACAACATCGTTTTATTGTCAATTGCTAATTTGCTTTCTCTCGAAATCAATTGATCTCGTAAGTTTTTCAAATTCTCAAATGATGTTTTCCTTGACATTATTCATAAATATCTATTTACAACCTCAATTAATCCACCGGTAGAAATAAAAAAAAGGCAGGGTTTCCCCTGCCTTCCTTAGATAAAATAAAGCTGCTTAGCTAAATTTTAAAATATTACACTACTTCTTTATGCAAGTCTATAGCACGAATATGCTGTAGCAGATGTAAGTCTTACTCTGAATAGTCCACTTCCGGAATTAACTTCGCCGGCGACCATAGCAGCTTCAACAATCATATTACCAACAGCAGTACCACCTGCGCCGACAGCAATTGTGATTGGCTCATCTACAGTAGATGTAGCATTATTGATCACACAGAAATCAAGTGTGTCTCCTGTTTGTGGATCATTTAGTCCTGCTCGAAGAAGAGCATTTGTAGGAAGAGTCCACGTAACAGCGCCCTCAGGATCCTCTTCAAGAATTCCCGTCAGAATCTGTGCAATTGTAAGTGTTACTGCACCTGTTCCAATGGCTGCTGCTGGAGCAGCATATTTTACTGTCATTGCGGGAGCTGAGTCTGGTCGAAAATGTACATTATTTTCAACAACAACTGAACCTCCCGTTGTCTGAACTATTCCTTTTCTGTCTGTAATTGTCACCTTAGGCATAATCTTTCTCCTTATTTGTCTACATGCTTCCGATTCACTGGTAGTGTCAGCTGATTAAATGAATCGGGCTTGATGATAAATATCTCGCTCAGCTAAACTTATAACCAAGTTTGTCTATTATTCTTTGTCTTCTTCACTCGAAGCTTCTTCGTCTTGAACTTCTGGGGCAGATGGTGCAAATATGTTGACAGCCTTACTTACTAGAGCAGCTTCTTCTAATGAGAATACACCTCGTTGCTGTGACATTTTTGCTGCACTTACTAAAACAGAAACTCCCCAGCGCTGCAATTGCTCGCGAGTTACTTGTTGTCCGGTTTCATCTGCTTGTTGTGCCTGTTGTTCGTCCATAATAATCTCCTATGTTTGAATAACACTACGCCTGTTTTGCTATTTGTTTATGTCAATAGTTTTATAAATATGTTGCTTCCGCATCCATAAATTTTCATCAGCTTGTTCTCATACATTCTTTGTTTTTCTGTTTTTCCATCTGATGTTTTTAGTGTAAATCTATCTACTCTTATTTGTCCGTCAGTATACCAATAGTCTAGTCCTGTAGTTCCTGAGTGCTCAAACCCACATTTCAAATACCCGTCCCCTTCTCCAAATCGACGATCAGAATATGTCAAAATACCGGTATGATTATTTTTTCTAGCATAATCTATAGATTTAGACAATAGCTTCCCCAAGCCTCCCATCACTTGATGATTTAGCTCAGAAGAGTATCTTGCTATCTCTAGCATACCTTTATATTTTTTTTGTCTTGGCACTCTTAGCGAAATTGCTGCAACGATTTTTCCATCATAAAATAGTGCAAAACACTTTCTAGAGGGTACAAAACCTGAAATATGCGTTTTGTCGAAGAACGTTTTTTCTTGATACTTTGTAATTTCTTTTATCTGGCATTTTCTTCCGTGAATCCTGATATTCGGCATACCCAACCTATTAGCAATCATTGATTTGCAAATATCTTCCTTATTACTCCATTCGTCACTGAATATGTGGACTAATCTATAGCTTTGTGATAGACATTCTAATGTTTTGCTTATATGGCGATACTTGTCATGATTAACACTTCTAGCATTTTCTGAGTGCCAATACAAACCATTTGCCTCTATTGCAAGATCCTTACCTTGTATTACTATGTCTAGTTCTTTTGGTCCGATAACTGACCTATCGTTAGTCTTTGTCTTTATTCCTAGCGATCTAATAAAATCATTTATCTCTATTTCAAATTGTGATCTACTGGGTGGATAACAAATCGGACATAATGATCCTCTTTCAAATGCTTGCAATGTTTTATCAGAAACTGTATTGCATTTTTTACATCTAAACTCTAAATATTGTTTTTGCCTCGAATAGTATTCATCAAGATCAGTTACTAGCTCAAAATCACCTGATCGCTCATTGATCCGTTGCTGAACAGTTATTCTATTGAGGACTTTTGTTTTACTTATCTGTGTACGTGTTTCAATCGTGTGAACTCTTCCATGGAATGGATTACCTTTACCTATATTTTTCTCTGCTTGTCTTTTGATTCTTTCATCAGTTTCTTTTGTCAAGCCTTTATTCCAAGCAGGCGCTTTTCCGCCGGACTTGCCCCCTATAGATGAAGCTATTTTTGAACAATCTTTGCAGAATCGCTTAAAACGAAATGCTACGTAACGTGTTTCTTTTCCGCAGTGCTCACATATCGGTTGAAATTTATAAATGTGCTTAGCTGTGTACTCTTTCGATCTAAGTTTATGCTCTCTTTGAAGATGGTTTGAAAAATCTTTTCCACATGACTCATAGCTACATATTTTGCATATCATATGTTATTATACCCTTTTGCGGTGTATATGTAAAATAATCATAATTTAAGTGAAAAAAAGGGCTGCCCCGAAGGGCAGCCCTTACAAGTGAAAATGAGTATCCTTTAGATGATATTCAAGTCCAGAACTGTAACTGTACCGTAGAAGTCACTACGAACCATTTTCTTACCGTAACGAGTCATTACACCTTTGCGAGGAGTGAAATCCTCAGGCGCGAATATCGTAGGAGTAACAATAAGTGGAACGTAAGGAGCATATACATAACCAGTCTCAAGATAACTACCGCCCTTATAACCAACAAGAATCTTGTTGCGTGGGAAGTAAGGATCTTTATAGACTGTGAAACGGTTGCTCAAAGTACCAACCTTCTCAGCACCCAGAGTCATCGGACCACTTACCTGACCATCACCATCAAGGCTATAAGATGGACGATAGAAAACCGAAGCTTCTAAGATAGTTGCGACGTCAGGACTTACAACGATAAAGTTTGCAGAACCACGAAGGGTCTTACGATGAATCGTGTTTGCAACGTCAATGACTGTTTCAATTAGCGTCTCATACCACTCACGAACTGTACCAGTGAAAGCTGGGCCTGGTTCAAGTGTTGAGCCTCTAGACTGAATAGCACCTGTCTCCTTATGTACAAAGCGTCCGGGAGCACGTGACCAATAAAGGTTAGCACCGTTGGCTTGTGTAAGAAGGTCATTGAGAATTTCCCGATCAAGCTCTAGAGCAATCTGCTCAGAAAGAATCTGGGTTAGCTCAACCTCAGCGTCAAGGCTGTGATAAGCATTCAGATCCTGAGCAAGCTCTGGGGACCACTTGGCACGTAACTTACGAGTTGCAGCCGTAACAGCGATAGACTCAATCTTGATATCAATCTCTGGAATAGACGGACTCGGAGTTGCACCAAAGTTAGACTCAAATGATGGTATAGTCAAAGTTGATCCATCATCAGCAGTGCTAAGAGATGGAGACTGTGGTATAATCACATCTAAGTTACCATTGTCTGTAGTTGTAACAACACCAGAAACAACCATTAGCATTGCTGCATTGGCTGTAGCAGTCGTAACTAAAGGATCAGAAGTAAACTTGCTACTAGCAAATGTACCCAGCTGATTCAAACGTCTAACATTTACAATGTTGTTACCATCTTGGACACCAGCACGCACATTCTTGACACCCGCGCTTGAGCCACCGTTAAGATGCAAAGCAAACTCTTTGACCAGACTAAGATCTGCATTACCAAATCCAGTAGTTAAGTCAACAATTGCTAGTGAATAACGTCCTGTTCCATCTTCAATATCGCTAGTGATTTGAGGATCGAATTGAAGAAGTCTTCCATCTGAACCTGATGTTGTCATCACCTTAGCAACAGAATAAATCTGCTTAGATGTTCCACCCATAGCACCAGAAGCACTAAGTGTAACGCCGGCGACATTTTCATGAACTCTAGAGAATCCTACACCAGCTAGATCATACTGACCACCAACTGCAAGTGAACCAGAACGGACACCCTTACCAGTTGGGCTGTTATAGATAGATGATCCAGATGGGTAAATAGATACACCGTCTGAAACGTCGCTTATGTTCGTTTCTTCAGATCCGTACGTATAGTCCAGATAGAAAAGAAGCCCCGAAGGAAGACTCATCGGCTGAATTGATACCAACTCATTTGCAACTAGTCCGCCGAAAACACGACGTACAAGTGGGAATGCGATGTTTGTGAAACCGCGTAGGTCGCCAGAGGTAGCAAGTGCACCTCCACCCGTAGAGAGTGAGGAAGCTTCCTTAAGGACTTGCGCTGCCTGATTCTCGAGCATGCGTGACATGTTTTCACGATGTACACCCTCGAGGCCACGAAGAAGACCCGTACGGGCCCATTTTTCTATCAACCTACGATTTTGAGATCCCAGGTGGCGCTGGCGAATCCCTTCAGTAAGTTGATCTAGTGAAAAGCTTTTGCTCATTTTGTATTTCTCCTAATAAGCTTAAATTGTTTAGTTGAGGTTTAGATTAATTGTCCTTGTTGAGACCAGCAAGAACTGCCCATCTATCCACCTCAGCCCCACTATTGGCGGGAGAGCCCGACCGGGTTGATCTGGAGGATGATCCGACAAGCCGTCTAGACGCACCTTCACTTAGGCTCTTTTTATTAGCACCTTTATCTAGTGACGTTGTCAGGCTCTTGTACAACAGCTTAGCTTCTCTGAGCGTCTTGGCATTATCTAGGGCTTCGACAATTGCTCTTTGTTGTTTGGCTGTAAGATTGCGATTTTGCATAAGCTTATTCGCGTAAAGTAGTTTTGCGTTGAAAAGATTCATCTCAGTGAGCTGCCCCTTAAGAGCAGATACGGCGAGTTTGTGCTCAGCTAAGTTTCTTTTCATGTCACGCGTCTGACGACTTTCGGATACACGACTACGAGATCCTTGTGTTCGCCTTCGTCTGGATTGCATGCGACGTCTTCTGCGGAAAGACTCTGGCATTGCGTCTCCACCGGGAGGTTGACTTGCACCAGCAGTTGGCATTGATACGTCACCAAGCTCATCTGCTAGGGCGTTAAGCAAATCGTCTTCGTCGACATCAATAAACATTTCATCTTCAGCAGATCCGCCGCCAAAAGAAGTGTCACCTGAACCATCGACCGGGTCGTTTTCATTTAGTCTTCGATTTCTCATTTTGCGCAGTGCACTTCGAAGAGCAGACTCATCAATTTCATATGTTTCTTCCATGGGGTCTTCTTCCTCCCCTCCCAAATCTAGGACTTCTTCGTCAGGCATATCGGATTCCTCACCCTCGCCTCCGACGACAACGTCTAGACCAAGTGCTAACCCTAGATCTTCAATAGCAGACGTAGCAGCATCAACGTCGACGTCTTCTTCTTCGTCAGATACTTCTTCTTCATCTGCTATCTCATCATCAAAGACTTCCTCGTCTTCCTCGAGGAATACTGACATTTCGTCCATGTCTTTGGCAGATGTCTTATCTGCTGAATCATCTTCGAATAAGTAATCGAAGATATCTTTATTGTTTCGCCCTGCCATTTTTTTCATCTCCTTAATGATAAGATCAATGCGTGTTTTATCCAAGGCTTGTAAGCCTTGTCTATGCTCAGTAAGTATCACTTCGCGGCGTAAAGTTACTGCTTCACGTGCGAGAGATTCAAAAATCTTTGCTACTTTTTTCTTCTGAGATATTGTTCCACTCTGTCGTGCAACAGGATATCCTCTACGTAAAAGTGACCACCTACGTTCTAGAGAATCAACATTCTCAGTTAATTGTGTACTTTTACCTCGCGTTTTTACAATATTTGCGAGGGCTTCAGCAATTTCTTGACCAAGAATAAGATCATCTTCGTCTTCTTCGCCGGCCTGAACTTCAATAGATATATCGCCTACATCAACTGAAATGCCTCCGTCCGGACTTACTTTTACTGCAGTTTCAGAGTCGTCTCCAGTCATTTCATAAGTTGACATTTCTTCATCTTCATAATTCTCACCAGACAGTGTATCTAAGTCGACAACAACGTCTTCATTATCCATTGACACATCATTGTGAGAATCCTCGCCCAACAGTTGCATTTCAATTAGCTCACGTATGCGAGGTGATACCGCATCAATTATTTTATTTTTAGCACTTTGCTCTGCCATCTCTCTGAGCTTTCGAGCGTCAGCGATCGCTTCATGGTAAATAGTTTGACTCATCGTACCTCTCTTGAATATTCCTGACTTAAATATATGTCAGCTATTGATTTTTTTTAATGTATTTTGTTTTGTTTATTAATCTTTGAAAGACACCTTTGTTTTGATGCTGACTTTTTTCTTCTTCGTTTTTCGCTTTTTGATTCATAATATTGTTTTTTCTTGTAATCTTGAAGTACATTTTCTTTCTTGCACTTGCGAATAAAGACACGTATTAGCTGCTCTGAGGTTTTTACTCTTCCTCCTAATTTTGCTGTTACATGTGCTGGTTTAGACATTATTCCCCTCTCGGACGTTTGTTATGCTTAATCAGATTGTATGTTTTTTCGTCGTCTATGAAATCTTTAAGATTAAAATTTCTAACACTATCTATTTCGTCATCTGACAAGTCGTCTATATCAGCATCATATATCGATGCTATTTTGGGTGCTCGAGAATATCCATACTGTGTACCAGTTCTTTTATAATTCCCAACAGAAAAGGGAAAAGAAGAACCTGACCTTCCAATAGAAGCACTGGCACCCTTAGTATTTTTATAAGCACTCGGAACAGGCGACATTGATTTAGCTGCTACATCGACCTCGCTTAATATATTATCCGGGCGGGCAAAGCAATCAGAAAGCTTAGTATTACCTGCTACAAAATAAAAAGAATCAGCAGAATTGCCTGCCATTGAGTCATTTCTAACTAATGGAGGAACTTTTTTTCTCACCCCCTTTTGTTCCTCTTCAGTTGCCGGTTCTAAATCATCATATGGATCCGGATCTAGATACGGGTAAAATGTTGAATATGTCCTTGGTTCAAATCGTCCGGAGGGCTCAAGAACACCGTAGCCCAACCCTTTTTTGTCGTCATGACTTCTAACCATAGACTTTCGAAAGTGGCCTTGTTTTTCGTCAATCTTGATTTTGCAAGTCAAAAAGTATTCCTATCCTATTAGTGTAGCTAGTGATGGAATTCCTGAAGACGCTAGGGACTGTCTAGTCTCTAGAATTTCTTTTGTTTTTGCTCTTATATCAACTGATGTTTTACTAGGTTGACTGTCAATATCATCAGCAGATGGGCCTGTAAACGGCGCGCGAGTTTCTGATGTTGGTTGTGATGTTGACAATGATCCTGCAGGTGCTGATGGTGATATTACCGCCGGGGTGAAGCTATTACCAATTAGATTGGGCTCGTCACCATTCGGCCAGAGCTCAGATATATTGGGTGCCGAGCCTATTCCCGTCTCTGCTTGAGAATAATTGCGACTGTACCCATTTAGTCCCCAATACCCTACACTAGCTGGTGTTCCGTCTGTGTTGACCACCTGTGAGCTCATTACAGTATTACTAAACACTTCAAGGGGATCATACTGTGTGTATAGCGGTGAGTCAGGAAATTGTAACTCGAGTCTAGCTCGATCGGACTTGCCGCTTACAGCTCCCTCTAGAACAGATGCTTCGTCTGATTCAACAGGATAAACTGTATTGTGTGTCATCCTTGGCATCTGTCTAGTTCCCTCTCACCTAAATACTATTTAGTACTTTTGCCCATAATATATGCACCCAAAGTCTGGCCAGAAATCTTCTCTGAAGAATTCTTTGGTGTTAGCTGAGAGCCTACACCTGTGCCCCATGTGTCAGATGGTGTTTGTCCAAACCCTTCGGGTGGATCAGGCTGATCAGATGGGTTGAGACTGCCGGGGCCTGGTGATGACACATTTGGAACATATGGGCTAGCTGGAAGTCCACCGCCTCCAGTGGCAACTGAATTCATATCAGGAGCATCAGAATATGAAGTATCAAATTCACCAAATGTATGCCCAGCGTCATTTATAATAGCATCTAAAACGTCAGATTGAAATTGTTCACGAATAGTATCGTCATCTATTTCACCTGAATGTATTGGCGATGCTCCGTAGGCTGATGCTAACTGATTCGATCCGGATTTACCAAGACTTCTATCAGACGTTGGGGGTGTTACTGTGCCTTGTTTATGCGTGGGCATCACTTTCTCCTAAAAATATTTTTGTTATCTAATACGACGAAGAACCCGGGTTCGGATTTTTTTCTTCGCTTCAGCAATTCTAACTAACTTTTTCTTGAGGCGTTTTTCGTGAATTTTCAATGCCTTCATATGATCTATGTCTTTTTCTAGAGTGTCTGCCAATTTATCAGCGTCTACCTCATCTGGCGAAACTTTTTCTGGGTGTACGATTCCAGATGATACTGGATCTGATGTTTCTCTCATGATTCTTTTTCTTTCTTGCATGACCATCTTGCGAAGAAGAGAAGGTGTGAGTTTACGAATGCGTTTTGACATTATGTTCTCCTGTGACAAAAGCCTACGCCTATACATATCAGTTTGAAAAGAAATCTTCTAGATATAGAATAATTTTTCTATTTTCCCGGGAATGCTAACGCTGCCCAATTTTTAGAAGACTCAGAAAAAAGATCTACATTTGATATATCTCCGCCAGGCGCGTCAAAAGCTTCTGCCATACTAGTCATGCTTTGTCCACGACCACGAGGCTCTGAATTAATCTGTTCTTGCAGCGTTGTTGCAGCTGTATCGGCAAAAATAGATGACATTATGGGGTCTGACGTTACTGCAGCGACTCTTTTATCAATTGATTCCTGATAATTGTTATTATACCTGACTTCATCTAGAGACGAATTTTTTAAAACATGTTTTTTCTTGCTTTTGAAGCTATTCGTTTTGTGGGTGTGCGGGGTCTTTGACTCCATCACATGTGAAGATGAGCTAGATGAAATACCCTCTTCAAGAATTTCAACTAAGCACTCTTTGACTAGTGACTTTAATTTCGATCTCGTTAATTTAGCCATTTTTAGCCCACTCCTTCAAACCCATCAGAACCTGTAAGCACTGGGAATAGCTCTCTATGAACAGTTGTCAATCCAGCAATAACAGTAAACGTGGAATTAGCTGATCCATCTCGTATAAAATACATGTCTTTTGTTCTTATCTGCATCCGAGGAGTTTGTGTGTTGCCTGGCACGACAAAATAATTTCTGCTTTGTGCATTAGTCTGTGGACCTTCTTTATTTCCAGCAGCATAGGATCCTGAAATTCCTCCGCCTCCCTGCACACCATTTGACGTGAATCCTACTCTCATATCAGATCCTGACGCTGCTAAATTTCTAATTACTACCCACTGTGACACATGAGGAAATTCTAATTTTATTGGTGAGTCTTGAACTTCATCGCTTACTGATCTCGTCACGTATGGTATACCTGAAACTTGATACTCAGGTACGTAATTTGGCCCGGGCCTTGGATTTTCTAAAGGCATCTATTCGCTCTCCCATAATATTATATCATTGAATAGTCTATCTATTCTATCACTCTTAGTGAAATGTCGATTTAAATCACGCTTAGAAATTTCTCTGCCTTCACGCATCATAAATGCACCAGGAGTAGACGGTTCTGAGACAAAATCCCAGCATATAAGCTGAAAATCATCTTGAACAACCTGGTAATCGCCATCCGGAGAAGTAGATCCAACCCCCCTTGAAGATATTCCAAGTGTAACTCCGGATTCTACTAAACTCTTGAGTATTTTTCCGCTAGGCGTATCAAGTATTTCTACAGTGCCAAAACAAACGTCGCCATCCATATGTGCTTCGCGAATAATGTGTGAAGCATTTTTCAATTCAACAACGCTACTGTCAGGATGGTCTAGTTCCCCTAATGCTCTGTTCTCAGAAATGAATTTTTGATAATTTCGTATTTCTCTCTCTAAAATTGACCTTGGGTATATTCTTCCGTTCTGATTAAGTGTCTCAGATTTTTGAAGAACTCCCTTCATTATAATCTTACCACCATTCTTTTCTTTGGACTCTACAATCATGTCTGATGAGTATTCGAATGGGGCCCACTCAGTTAAAAGCTTTAGGTTGTTACTCATCTATCTTCTCCGTTATTTCTTCACACAGCTTAATAGCTAGCAGAAATTTGCTTATATTTTCATCATTCAAAGTTTCTGGATTTAGCAGTGTTACATTTTCTATCACAGACGGCATTTTATCACGCAGTATTGAATTCTCACAACTGCTGTGAAGCTGTGTTAATTCTACAATTAAGTCTTTTTGAATAGTCGCTAGATTTTCTTTAAGCTTTTCGTTTTTAGCCGTACTGTCAAACATGTAATCTGAGAGCATATATTTTTGCCGACATGATAAGTTTTTGTACTTGTCATCAAACTTCTCTCTCATTAGCTTGACTGTCAATCGATCGATGTCGGGTGTTATGTGTTCTTCAACTGTATCGGGTGTCTTGTCTTCACGGAGCCATGCATGAACTTTATCTTCATACTCAGCCACTATTCGAATGTTGGGTGATTTTGATCGCCACCCATTGAGAACTGTCTGTATTGTTGCATATGTCCTATAATTTTCAACACGTGTTCCGTAAAATTCATCTTTACTAATTTTGAGATTGATATCCTTTATTAGTAACGATTTTTCTTTTCGTAGTTTTGTTGCATCATGGTCTTTAGCAGCTATCTTTGCCTCTTCGAGTATTCTAGACGCCAAAGAGTCTGAACTTACTGTCGTCTTTACTAGCGCATTGAATAGACGGAACTCTTTATAGAGTTCACTGCCAGGCTGAAAATGTGTTTTGATCAAACCAATTACATTGTCTGCCTTGTCAAGATCTCCCTCAACTAAGTAAGAAGAGATTACATTAATTAGCTGCTCATAGACGATTCCAACATTTCTCTTTTTATTGTGAGTATTGCTCATTCTTCACTCTCATTGTCATCAGTAACTTCAAATCCTAGATCTTCATCAGCTATAGATGAATCTATGTCTTCATTAAGTATGGACGTCTTGCCAACACTGAACATACCTTCTAGATTCTGTATCACTGACTCCATTTCACGTGTCATTTTATTGCTCTGTTTTATTTTGTTGTCGATGAAATTATCAATCGTCGGACTTTTCGGAAATATAGACTCCCCAAAGGGATCTTTCATGAAATCATCATCAAACGGTTTATTAAGAGTGTCTTGTCTTCGGCCAGACCTACCAATGGACGTCATCTTATGAAAGTCAGGCATATGTGTGGACCCAGGGCCTGACGTGTTTTTTCTAGAGTTTCGAATGGGCTCATTAAAGACATTTCTTATTCTATTCTGAATTTTAGTGGGTGCATTTAAATCTTCTATAGAAAAAGAAGACAGATCAATCTCATCTACATCTTCGTCATCGTCATCTTTGTCATCTATTTTTGTTGATCTGTTAGGTCCGGGGGTGGCGACTAATAACGACCCCTGTGCTGTATCGCCTGCAAATAGATCTTCGCCACCTTCTTCGCCACCGGGAGTATCACCAGCAGGGGTGTCTGCAGATTCTTCAGCTCCTGTAGCTTCAAGCTCTACATCACGAAGCTTGTCATGTACCTTACCCTCTTCTATGAACTCAATTTCTTGTTTTGTCAACTCTAGAACATTCTTGCGAATCCAATTTCGATCAACTAAACCCTCCGGAGCTGTGCCTGCAATTTCAAATTTAGACCTGATTAGCTCAAGTTTTTGCTGCTGTGCAATTGACGACGGATTAGAAAGTTTAATTACAAAGTCGACTAGATCTTCACCTTCATATCCATGTGCGTAAAGATGAATCATTGCCAGCTTATTCAACTCTGAAACAATTGTTTTTTGTATTCGCTGAATTGTTCTAGAAAATCTGATATCTTCTTGAGCTAGCGTAGCTTTAGAATTGTGAACGACAATTGAATTCTCAACGACAAAGTTTGACCATCCCTCAACCTGAATATCGAATACAGGGATAGGGGCAGTCAATATCAGCTTTTTCACAGATGCTACTTTGTGATTGAAGGCTCCAATATTTTCGCTATACCAGGCTGTTGGAGATAGCCCGTGCTTAGTAAGCTGGTTTTCATGAGCAGTTCTGGATACGATATTTCGGTTATGGAATTCTTTTCTTGTTTTGCAAGTTGCTGCTAATTCTTTTGCTTTTACAATATTATAGTGTCTTAATGCTCTGCCTTTGCGGCTAGCTTTTGTATCATGTATATCGACAAATTCATTCCATGACCCACACTCAGTCTTGATAATCTCAGCAGTAACAACAGGACCAAACCCAATATCATTGCAGATCATCTCTAGAGTATGATTACCAGCCTTGACAGAACCAACAATGACAGAAAAATCTGGGCGGGGTTGCTTTAGGCACTCAGATGGATTTAGCTTCCCTAAATTTATCAATTCGCGCAGACGTGAAGTCATCAAGTCAATTTTGTCATATTTTTTATTATCTGTTGATAGTTTGGCGCGGCGATTACCTTTATCATTATCCCAAGCTTCCTGAACCCCTTTGATATGATTTATTTTATAGCTTTCGGATTTCATCACCTCGCGTAATCTGTCTCTGGAGACTTCAGATAATAAATTTTCACCATGCTCAGCATGTAGCTTAATATGTGATTTTCTACCCATCAACAACAACGAGTCCGGACTATTATTCTTCTTATCAAATGTTGCATGATGAACTACGTCATAGTCTTCTTTGCCAGCTGAATCGTGGATAGGTATTTCAGTGTTCTCATTTACCATTCGGTGTGTATAAATCCAGTTCCTAGTATTGTGATCGAAGATCTGTTCATAATCCTTAAGGCTTTTTTTAGAATCACGAGAATATAGTGCCATCAACGGCATGTCTTCTTTAAGTTCATCTGCTCGAACATACACTCCTCGCTTGAGCAGGAAAGGATGATTAGCGGTACACTTAATTTTCTTACCATTATCTAGCTCAATCTCATATAGTTCTGTAACGTCTTTTGTTTTCCAAGCATTCGAAATCTTGCCTGGTTTTGGGGTGCCGTCTAAGTCAAATGAATACACCCAGTTGTTTTTTCCTTGCTCGTATTCATTCACAAGCTCGCTCATTGAAACTTGTCTGCCATCTAGAAGATCAACCATGATGTCTCCAGTGAGACAACCGACATCTTCGTCATAACCGAGATATGCTCTCGGTATCTTGAGCGCTGCAAAAAGCTTCTTTTGAATGTATTCTACATCTTCAATCGCGGCTGTGTTTTGACCGCCGGCGAGAGTATCAATCTTAGTACCAGACTCGCCACCTCGAACCGGAAGGAAATAATCTTCGTCAACCGACTGATATGTAATTATTGAACTTTTTTGATTGTCAATATCGTTATAAGAAGCAATTCCAAGGTTGAAATTGCCTTCTACAGTCACATTATAAACTGATTCTTTTGTAATAATCTCTCTAATCGCAGTAACTTTGTGGTTTGTGTACTGTTTTTCTTTTTCATGCACTATATTATTAACAAACTTGTGACCCATTATCTTAGGATTGAATGCAGTCAAAAATGCATAGTAATTCGCAAATCCTTTTTCTTTAAGCTTGGTTCGTAAATTTCCTCTATGTATAGATTTTTCTGGTGTACGCTTGATATGTTCATTAATGTGCCTATAATGTGACATAAAAGTTTCATCATGTCGAACAAGATTAGCAAAATTTTCAAAGCTCACTTTTTTGTCTAGCTGTCTAGCTATGTCACCTAAAAGTTGTACACATACATCATCAAAATTATAGCACATTGCTTTTGAACGCTTTTCTTTATTGCTCGCCCAAGACTTAAGCTGTGCTTCTTTTCGAGCCTTATTGTGAGATTTATGAAGTTCAGATCCGTTATACCATGACATTGCTTCAATAGAATTTCTTTCAATATTCCACTTAGTCTGCTTCTTTCTTTTTTCATCTGATTTGTTGTATCTAACCAGATGCTTTCTACCTATTTCTGCATGTAATCTTGAATGTTCATCTCGCTCCATTAACACCAAATTATCTGATGAGTTATCATGCTTATTGAAATTTGCATGATGAACAACATGATCCTTGACACGCAAAAATGCATCATTGAGTGCTATATCGTACTTACTAGCAGCAACGACACGATGTGTGTACACAAATTTATCTTGCTTTGGAACATATACTTGCTCATACTTTGCATTCTTTTTATTTGGTGAAATATCTTGATAACGTCTGTAGAGCGGCATCAACGAATCACCAAGCTTCAGATCTTTTGCCTTTATTGGATTACCATCTCGTAGCATCAACTTGTGATCAGGCGTTACCCTGTACAAACCACCATCGTCAAGCTCTACTTCTATTAACTTTTCTACTTCTCCAGTTTTTCCTGCCCAGATTATTTTTCCAGGAACAATTGTGCCTCCGTCTTTGAGATTGACAGAATATACTTCTTGATCTCTTTTATCGTCATTCCACTCAGCAACCAAATCTTTTATTTTTATTGTGCGTCCATCTAAGAGAGGAACTTTATTATCGCCATATATACAAAGCGGATTGTATCTCAGGTCAACTTTTCCAGTATCTTTATCAACAATCTGATTCCGCTTGAGGCTAGTTTTTGCTTGCTCAAGATAATTTCCAACATCTTCAGGCGGAACATTACCCACATCAATATAAAATACTCGTCGCTCAGGAGCACGAATGACTCGATACACTAACATCGCATCTTCGATCAGAATTAATTGCCGCCAAATTCTGCGAGACGATTCTAAAACAGATGATCCGTAAGGAAGAAAAGCGTCATTACCAAGAAGTCTAAAGTGAGATACTTGCCAGTTTTCTAATACTTGATTGCCCTGAGTAATCCAGCGAAAACGGACAGCTGCAGGATCATCCTTATCAAAGCCTTCTTCTCTTTCAATTTCTGATATTGCTATTGGGAATGCATTTATGACACCATACTCTGGTGAAATATCGTTGAATAAAAAGAAGTCTCCGTACTTTACAAGATTTCTTACCCACATTACAAGATTGAAGTCGACGTTTAGTGTATCATGAAATAATCCCTCGAGAATCTCTTGAATCTTTCGATTGTCTGAGTGGATGTGTAATACTTCTCCGCTAGCAGATGGTGATACGCACTCTTCTGCATATATGTCTAGTGCAGAAGCAATCTCAGGCGTTGATTCCATTTCTGAAAAATCTCCGTAGCGAGAATTATGTACAATTATTGTGTCTGTAGCAAAATTTTCATACCCATCGACTGTTATGTCTCCGGTCTCTAGTGATACCCAAGGCTCTACAGAGATTACTTTGTGATTTTGATAGCTAAGATGTACATGTTCAACTATTTCTTTCCAGCTGTTTAGATCAAATAGATCACTTGCTCTTCTTTTTACTGTGCTGGGTGATACTCCCATTTCTATGGCAACATCTTTTCTTTTTGTATGTCTAAGGATAGCGTCTATCAAATCATCTTTTTCAATATTGACAAATGCATGATTTGCTTTTCCAGATCTAGCATCTTTCCAAGCTTGTGGTCGGGTTTTCCCAGACCAGTAATTGCTAAAGTTCTTTGTAACTTTAAGCTTCCCTTCTTTGTGTAATCTAGATGTTTGCTTAGAAGCAAACTCTTTCCAGTGAGGGTTAGAATATCTTTTGATAGCTTTTTCAGATATTTTCTTTGCTACACTTGGGTTTTTAGATTGGTTATTTTCAGTAGCATGCTGTCGCCTCTTTTCAATAATGTCAGAACGCTTATTGAATGAGACTAAGTTCTTTCTTCTTGTTCCATCATCATTCGCCCACTTTTCTTTTTGAAGTCTTGAAAGATGTTCTCTCATCTTTGGCGATTTCATATGCGTTGCTAATTTAGCATGCATAGACAAATGATCATGAGCATTCATTATCACTAAATTTTCAGGTGTATTGTTAGAAGGATTAAAGTCTTTATGGTGAACGTGCTCTGATTTTCTTTCGACACTTCTCTCCTCTTTCCACTCTGCAATTAATCTATGCTCAGATGTCCATCCGTTCCACCCATGCTTCTCCATTGTGTAGATATTATAATATCCACTTTCACCGCCTGAAAAATCTTTGCGATAAAATGGCATCATTGAATCATTTTTATTAAGTTTGGCAGCTTCTACAAAAGATCCATCTCTCATCATACAAGGATGATCATGTGTGCAAATCAAATTTGATCCATCGTCAAATGTTATTTTTACAGTTTTTCTAATGCCCGAGGATCTTGGGTGATGTGCCCATGCTGGAACAATTTGCTGTATTTCGTGATCATATGCATAAACAATAAACTTTTCTCCATCCGCATACTGATCGATTAAGCTTCCAAGACTTACATACTTCTCTATGCCTGGAACAGCAATCATAGTATTCAGATCTAGACACATTCTGTCAAATTGACCGTAGCTTGACAGTGTACTATTGTAGACATCGCTGTGTGATTGCTTAAATATTTCAAGCGCAGTTGATGTAGACGAAGGTTCATAGTTTTTCACCTTCTTCTTGATTACCGGGCCGGATCTAAATAATTTAGTTAATCTAACGAATAAATTCGCGGGTTTCTTTGACATCTGCCACCTATAACAGTCACTTTTTCTATAAGTAGGATTCTAATCGTATATTATGCACCATAAACTACTTAAGTAACCACGACATGTCTCCATATGGGGTAATGCTTCCTGACTCTGGCATAGTCTGAACGGAAAATGTCTTGAATGGGTTATAATTTTTTCCGGCCCATGGGTTAACTATTGTGTCTTTACTATTCGAATTTACCCCAAAGCCTTCAAGCATTGCTTTATTTAGGTCATAAGAATGACGACTATGTACTGGGGAAGTATCAAAAAGCCACAACCCAATTGCTAATGACATTATTAGGTCATCGTTCTTCCCTTTTTGTGCTTGAGCCTTATGACCCTTCCATATGAATGTTTTAGCTTCTTCATAAAGTCTCGAAGAGTATGACTTGATTTCTTTGTTTCTTATGACCTGCTCAAGCTTAGTCAGTATTTGATTTCTAGATTTGCCCGATGTTGTAAAGCCTATCTTGTGAATCTCAACTTCACCAGTTCCATAAAGAGCTGCAAATTTATCCTTTTCATTCTTATAATAGAGATTGGGATAATCTAGCTCACATAATTTCATGATCACAGCGTAACCATACGTATTATTTTCCGGGCATAAGACCGCGGTGTTATATCTTTTACCTGCCTCTGCCAAAAGTATTGCAAATTGATCTGGCGGGATTTTGCACTTGAACTCAGCAACAATTTCTGATTCCCCTGTGTCTATTACATGAAATGTGCTATAGTCACCAGAGTCGCCCCGAGAAACATCAGCTGAAATTATGTATTGATGATCACTGAGGCTGTATTTCCATACCCAGACTGACATGTTTGGTCCCCACCTCTCAATTGGTGGTCGTATCGATGATCCAAGCCACTCAATATCATCATTGTTGAGTACTGTGTCACCTGAAGCTGCAAAGTCGCACAACAACTCTTGTGCTACTTGCTTTTTAGTCAAGTTTTTAGATTCATTCTTGAACCACTCAACATCATGGTCTGGGTGGATATCCCATGGAAGCTTAATTGGGTTGAACTCATTCTCTCCTGACTCTGCTTTTATCCAAAGATCATGATACTGTCCACCCACTCCGTTCGGTGTTGAGAGAATAACAGCGCGGCCACCGGTAGTTAGTGTGGGATATAATCCTGTAAATAACTCATCAAAATTCCTAATAAAAGCAGCTTCATCTACAATTAGAAGCGACAATGCTTCAGAACGACCTGCATCATCAGATGTTGGAACTGCTTTAATCTGTGAACCGTTGCTAAATTCAATTGTCTGCTTGTTGTTTGATACAATTTCCGGGACTAAAAGCCACTTGGGCATGCTTCTAATTGCGACCTTTACTTTCTTAATAAAATTCTGTGCAACTGCAAGCTTAGTTGCTATAATCAGAATAGACTTATCTCTATAAAAGCACCCAAGCCAAACAGCATATGCTGCAGATATTGTTGATATACCCAACTGTCTAGACTTTAAGATTATGTTGAATCTATGCTCATTAAAGTCGTTAATACATTCATCTTGAAATGGATAAGTGTCAAATTGAATTAAGCCCCGGGTTGGGTGCTGTATTTTCAGGTATCGGTTTATAAAATAAACAGGGTCTTTGCCGCACTTGACTATTTCTTTAATTTGCCTTTGCTTAGTCGTTGGGGCCATTACATCTGTATTTGAAATATATGATTTCGTTTATAATATGCTATCTTGCGAGGTGAATTTGATGAACCACTAATTAATTCAATGTTGTCATTATTACCCTGCTCTTTGAGCTTGAGAGTCTCGCCGGTTCTTTCTTTAAAATATGACTTAAGTTCAGCTAGCTTAGTTGTCAGTAATTGAACTGCCTCATGGGCAATATTATCAACCTGCATGTGCAGTCCTCTCTCTTCAGCAAAGTGTACGATTGAAGTAAACTTAAGTACTAACTTCTCTCCGTGCTGTGAGTATGTTATTGACTGCTTACCTGTTGGACTACTTTCTCGACCAAAAGTTGTATTAAGCGCTTCACCAATTGCTCGGACATGTATTTCTTTCATTACGCTGTGCTCCTATTGCTTCAATAAATATGATGGTCGAGCTAACTCATACTTTCTTATATTTGTCATTTCTTCTTTTCCGGGGCGCCAGCCCTTATTATATTTTATCTTGTTGGGTTCAATTAACTCAACTTTGCATGTATTACACACCTTATAAGACTCATATGACGTTATGTCTTTCATGTCTCTCATTGACAAATTACATAATGGGCAGTCAGTAGGTACTAAATCTTCTGGTTCTTTTCCGATTATCCAAAATCCGTTCTCATAGTATTTTTTTTCGTTATTCATACTTCACCATAGAATTCTTTTCTTTTTGGGTTATGGGCAGTACATTGTCTACCATGTCTTTTACAGCATCAACATGAGATATTACTAAAATATTTCTAAACCACTGCTTGAGTGAGTTCAATAATCGCCCGCATGATTCAACATTCATGTCATCTAGAGCCCCAAACCCTTCATCAATGATAAGCAGTCCCGTCTTTGGAAGGGCACTCATATTGATAAGTGCTACTCTAATTGCCAAAGATGCCATCATTTTCTCCATGCCACTACCACATTCAATAATTCTTCTAGAATCGCCGTAGTTAATATATATTTCCATTTGATTGGAATTGGGGTCTGCTTCGAGCTCTACAGTAAATCCTACAACACCCTGCAATATCTTTGATATTTCATCATTTATTACTGGAAGCTGAGCTGACATTATTTGCAAGGGAATTCCCTTTTTTGACACAGCATTCATGAATAGAGTATAAGTTTTCCACCTGAGGATCAAGTCATTATATTTTTCTTTCTCCGCTTTCAAGCTCTTAATCTCTGCATCAAGTCGACCTACTGTCTTTGTTAATTCACTTCTTTGTGTGTCTAAGTCATTGATCTGATCAGTGAGTGCCTGGATTTCTTTTCTAGCATAACTCATTTTCTTTGCGTCTTCAGTATCAGAAGCCCTTAATTTCATGCTTTGCAAATCTCTGCTAGCATCAGATATTGAATCTATTACAATTTTTCTTCTAGATACTACTGCAGAGAGTGACAATTTTTCATCTCTTAGATTTATTTGTAGCGAACTCTCTTTTCTCAATATTGCATCATATTTTTCAATTTTATCATGCAAGCATTCATTCTTGAGAGTATTCAATGATTTTTTTGCAGATTTAACTTTGTCATAATTTTCTTTGACGAGATTTTGTTGTTCGTCTATTTTTTTCTTAGCAGTGTGTGAATTTTTTATAAATTTACACTTGGGAAATTGATCCCCGCATGGAACATCTTCTAAAATCTTGACAGATTTTTTTTGTCCCTTGAGAAGAATCTTTGACTTTTCATGAATATGACTCAAATCTGTCAATGCCCGTTCTAAATCTTGCTGTGCTTCATATCGTTCTGTGAGATCATCAATTGGAAATTGACTCTTGAGTGTCTGAATTGATGATATTTTTGATTGTACTGACGCTATGCTTTTGTTTATTTTATTACAGTTTTCCTCTATTGACTTAAGTTCAGATTGTGATAACTCAATAGCTTCTTGTTGCTTGTCGATATCAATTTGTGTTACTAGCTCACTGTCTTTGCTCGTTGCCATAGATATCTTAAGTTCTTCCATGTTCGAACGAAGCTTAGTCAGATTATTCTCTAAATCTAGGCGCAATCGTACGTTCGATCGCTTGTCAATTCCCTTTTCTGTAATTAATGTATCCCAGTCTCTATCTGATGAACTACTAAGCAGCGCTTTAATTTGCGAAGATTCATCTTTAGCCAAAGCCATCATATCATCGAAAATATTCAAATCCAAGAATTTAGTCAATATTGACTTTCTTTGGGTTGCGCCATTCTTGATAAAGTTATTCATTTCTCCCTGACTAGCTAATGATGTCATCAGGAAATCTTCAGGTGTGCCCACCAGAGTCCTCAACGTCTTTTCAGTTGCTCTTCTCTGTTCGCCATTCATGTCAACTATTACATTTCCAGATTCATCAACTTCGCTTAAGTTTAAGTGTGTAGTAGCGCTAATTTTTCCCTTTCTATTAGACTTCTTGGTAGATTGACGATCTACCAAGTAATTTTTTCCATTAGCACTCATATAAATTCGAGCTCGGCAATAGCCTTTCCTCATATTGATTACATGCAAATTAGAAATCGATCCTCGATCTGTAGTGTTATATAAGCCGTACATCAAAGATCCTGGGATCGACGATTTTCCTGATCGATTCTTTCCAAATATTCCAGTGATTCCGCTCATTGAATCAAAATTAATTACATTATCTTTGCCATATGAAAATAAATTATCAAATTCTAGCTTGTTGATTGTCCACTTTATATTTCTTGCTGCATCTTTTTTTATAGCTTTCGATGTATATTGTAATACTAATTTGTCTAATCTTTTCCACTCTTCGTCTGAAAGGTTCATACTTTTGTAATACTCACGCATTAATCGTGTTTGTGTTGAAACACTTTGAAGATCTTGGGTGTGTATTTTTCCTGAATCGATTGAGACAACTGAAAGATCTGATTTTTTATCATATTTGAAAACAATTTCAGTTGCATTTCTATAATCCTTAAGGGCACTGTGCAAGTGTTTTATTTCAGTTTGATTTATGTGAGAAGCAACTCTAACTCTAAATCTAGCGCCTACTGGGTATTTTAATGCTTCTTCTACTGTTGTTCTGACATCACCAGTCCAGTCAATAGTTACGAATGGCTTACTGTGCGGTATTTCGTAGAACGTGCTTTTGTATGTGTCTTTATCTTCAATTTCCCAGAATAGAAATCCTTTACCTGGATCTTCACCGTAATTTTGTTGAATTGTAGATCCGGGGTAGGCCACTCGCTTTTCTTTGTCAAGGTACTGGACCTTGTGTATGTCACCCAAGAATGCAAAGTCATAGTCATCGAAAAAGTCTAAGTCAACGTCCCCTTCGATTTCCCACTCTATGTCTGTTGTCGATCCGTTAACTCCCCCGTGAAACGTTGCAATATTGATGTCACCCGGGGTTGGCTTGACATCTTTCCACCCTTCTTCATCAAAACAAGAAAATATACACCAGTTGAATCCCGGGACACCAATTGGGTATGTTCCGGACTTTTTATATAAAAATAGATTGTCATTATCAATTGCATTAATAATTGGAGTTATTGCATCTTGTCGGCTCTTATTCAATATAAGCCCATCATGATTACCCAGAATGATGTGTGTTGGACACAAATCTGCCATCATAGTAAACCACCAGGTAAGCTTGTCGATAATCTCTGGGGATATGCCTTGTGTCTTAGAATGAACAATATCGCCACCAATGAATATTACATCTGGGTTTAGAGCTTTTATATTGTCAAACATTGCTGTAAATGACTCGACATACTCATCATGTCGAGTCAATCCTCGCCAGTGAATGTCACTAATATGTACACATTTTAAACTCATTCGTTTCCTGTCTATAGCAAAGAGCCTGTACTCATTGATTTGATCATACTTCGAAGTCTATCATTACTATTCCACAACGTAGATTTAGAATATAGCTTTGAAACAATATCAGCATCTAGATCGCCGACATCTTTTGTACTTGGTATGTTCAGCATTCTAACCCTAATTCCAAATTCACTCAAGCATTTTGCAATATTGTGAGATTTAACAATTGCATCTTGATCTAAAGCTAATGTGACTGAAGTTTGATTCTTTATAATTTTTCGAAATAAGTCTGATGATTCTGATAGTTGAGACCCTAGAAGGCATGTTGAATTCATTCTACATTTCATAAGGTCAAAAGGCCCCTCAACTAATGTCAAGTCTTTCTGCCAGTCAATGTTAATGTCATTAAAGATAATCTTATTCTTTGATACTGCGACATTCATATACTTTCTAGAATTGTCAGCATCGATAGTTCTTCCTGAATAATAATTCAATTTTCCATCTTCACTAAAAGATGGAATGATTACACGACGTCGAAATCTTCCTGCTGAGCATGTTCCTAATCTATAATACCATATATCCCTAAGGGTCAGACCTCGTGATTTTACATATCGAATTGTTTCTTGAATGTCAGGATCCTTAGCATTCATGACACGACCAAGTAATTGAAAGCCGCTAGGTATCGAAACTTTAACTTCTTCTTCATCTTTGATAATACTTTCTTCGTAATTGCTCGTGCATCTAAATAATTTTCTAGCATTGTCTGTGTGTGATATGGCGAATTTACGAAAAAGTCTGTCAATTCGCCTCCCCTTAATTCCACAAACCCAGCAATGAAACATTCCGTCTTCGATTTTGATAACTAGTTTTTTCTTAAAGTCATTTTTGTCATTACAGTTTGGGCAGCGAACAGCAACATTTACTTTATCTCTGCTAAGCTCGCATGCCCCAAAGGCACGTCTGACTAGCATCAATTTATCATTATAACTACTCATTGTTATAATATTATCACAAATAGTTGATTTGTTTAAGCTGTTGCAGCTGCTCTCGCCATAACATATGCGTCGGCCATGTCAAAGCATTTTGGATCTAGTATAGTCTTGCCTTTTCGAGGGCCACTTTTGAGTGTCTTTGTTGGCCACGAATAACCTTCTAGCTCACTTAGAGCTGATACCCACTCTAGAACTTGATCTTTGGTTGGTTTTCCGCCGTCTTTCTTTCGAATAAGCTTAATACCTATACTCTTTCTTGCTGTATTGACATTCATGAATTCGGGATCGTACGAGAATTCTTCATAACACAGATATGATACCATTCCGTTGAATCTTGCTAGTGTAGAAAGTGTTTGAGCTGAAGAAAACCCAGAACGGAATGATTGTAAATTTTCTTCTATGCATACACGATCTACAGAATACATGATGTGCAATCGTGTTAATTGATCTTTGACAATCCTGGCTTTGCGAAACATGCTTTTTTCTTTAGATAAATCAATAAATCCCATTTCGATTTTTTCAATAACATCACCTGATTGTGATATTATACACCAGCCAGTACTAGATGTAGATATGTCTAAACCTAAAATAATCACTAAAAATCCATCTTGAATCTAAAGAGGTATCTATCGTCTTCTCTTTTTACAACCGGTTGGGAAAGGTTTGCTCGAGCTATAACATTGAGATTTTCATCGTGAAGATTAATTCCGGTTACGTATGTAAACTGATCCCTTAGCTCATTTGAAGAGTCTGTGGGCTTAAGGGGCATCCAGTTTGGATTAGACGAAGAGTTGGCTAGTCCCTTAGGGCACGGAATATTCATTTCCATGACATATACATTATGTTCTCCTGTCAATGATACCTCATAACCATCTATGCCAAGCAAAGGAATGTTTGGTGTCTTTATTACAACAATACCCTCTTCGTACAAGATGTTTCCAATTGTATTCCATGTTGCGTTAGTGGTTCTACTATCTGCACGATATAGACGACCGTTGCCGTCATCTCTTATTGTCATCTTGACTTTGCCGTCAGAACCTGTTACACTCGAGTCATAAAGTTTGAATGTCCCTGGAACTATTTTTCTACCATAAAACATGTTTGACACATCAAAAAATACAACTTCATTAGATGAGGGATCTCGTGTTCTGTTTAGAATTGTAAGAATAGATCCTGCACTGACTCCTGGGTCTTCTGGACCTGCGCCCTGTAAAACATCTGCGATAGAGCCTGTTGACTGAGCCCCACTCGGAAGTGAGGATGTCGACACCATATTGCGAAGTGATATAAGACCATACTTTGCAAAGCCCATGTCATCTACAAATTTTGATGTTTCGTCAGATGAAGTGGGATTGTCGGGATCAGATCCAGACTTCAAAAGCGTAAAGTTAGGGGTAAATTTTCCATTATCACACGGCAGTACTGTAAGATTTCTCTTTGAGGCTGATCCTGTCTTGTATAAAAATTGATTTGCTGTGAATTCACCAGTAGAAGATTCAACTACTGATGCTGTTAGATTATAAAGCCTTGGGTAAGACTTTCTGACAAACTCTCTTGAGAAGTTTTCTAAATTAATGAGATGGCCGCCTACACCGAATGACAATGATACATTAAATGGATCATCTGTAGTTGTCTCTTCTGTTTCGAATGGCGTGAGCATCACGTCTCTTGTATTTGTCTCTTTTACGAAAAATGGCGGTAGTAAAAATAGAAGCTTATCTTCTATAGACTCATCACCGTACATACTGGAAGTGAATATCTGCTCTGTATCTCTATGCTCTGAGTATATTTTGAGATTGTGAACTTCTGCATTGAGTGGGTGTTGAAAAAATACAGACGACGGATCTCTAGAATCTGCTGAGTCTAATGATGACTTTCCGTGAAAAAAGTCTACCAAGCCATCTTTCTTTGATGCATTGACATTGAAGAATTGTGCAGTAACACTTCCACCCCAATCATCATCACCATTATTGACACCTTCAAAATAATTGCCTACAAATAGACAATCAGACTCACCTTGTCCTGATCTTGAAAATGTGGTTGGCATTATTGACGAGGATTGTATTATGAAACGTGTATCTTCAATTCCGTCTATGACAAATGAACCAGTCCCTTTGTTGATATTGGGACCTCCCCAGCGAACTGCTACGTGATGCCACTTGTTCTTTTGTATCATATTATCACTAGACAAGAATATTAGATCACCTATTCCAGATACACTTCCTGAGTAGGTATCAGCCTTCTTGAAAGAAGTTCCATCAATGTTCGTCTTGAGCGTTCCAGTAGTCAATATGTTAGACGGCGGAATATCTGCACTGTGGCTTAGCTGCAAAAGAATTCTAAAGCCGTCAACTAATCCGTCCTTATCACGTGACGTTCCAGAAACTAATGAAACTGCATATGATGATGATTTGTGAAATATAGTACCCGGAGTATAAGATGTACCGGAGACATCATTAGAATACCTTGCATTCAACCAAAACTCAAATGTAAATCCATCTGATGGGGTGTACGGGTAATCATTTGTCGACGAATTTCCCGATGCAGGATATATCAGAACAGAGTCACTTGGCACTGTTGACGCTGTGAAAAAGTTCAATGTGTGATAATTGTAATATGACCAGTCTAAATCAGGGTAACGATGCTTATAGTACGGAAACATAATGTTCTGAACTACATTTTTTCTCAGTGTGTCACTGGTAAACTTATAAGACGGCTCAAATCTTAGAATATCTAACTTTTTTTGGCGAACAGGAGAGAACGTTCCGGAGTTAACCATCTCCATATAATATTCAACAGACTTACTAATATCAGCAACTTGTGTTCCAGTTAGGAAAGAATTGCTTAGTGCTTGATTTCTAGACTCTTCAATTTGTGATGCATCAAAAGAGCCTGTTCCAAAATCATCAGAGGGCTGGGGATCTTTTTCTATCTTTGATGCACGAGGAAAGACAGGTATAGATCCTGTTGCTCCTGCTGTTCCTGAAGTAAATGTTCGCTTAGGATTTGCAGTTAATTTGAATAATTCAAAATTATCTGATGTAAGCGGAATTATTGACATAAAAACTCATATTACTACTAAAACTAAAAATCTAAACGTATGCGGAACGTGACATCTTTTTCATCGTTCTTCTCAATTGGTCTAGACATCTTAGCAACTGCTAATAAGTTTCCGACGTCATCATAAAGTCCTACAGTCGTCGGAAATGTAAACGATCTCTGGAATTGTTCCTGGCCCTGATCGATGACACGTATTTTTCCCACATCATTTGTAAATGTGGGATTAGAAGAGTAGTTAAAGTCATCTGCAGTTGCTCGACAAAATATCAACATAGAATTGATAGTTGTAATATTTTGAAATGTCATTGCTGTGAGTGTGCCTGACGAGAATCGTGTAGTACATATGTGATCCACAATATCATCAATTGATGCTGACGTCATTAAGTCTGGAATAAATTTCGCTGATTTTGATCCAGCACCGTATAGACCTCCAATAACTGTCTTCCCTGAAGACAACCCTAGTGCAGTGTTATTGTTCATTCCGTCAATAACACCGGAAACGAATTGCGTTCCAGACATTACCTTGTTGAGATCAAACACTATAGTGCCGTGATCATAAAAGATCAGGCCGACTTTGTTTGCAGTGTTATCTGCCTGTACAATATTAGCTACTTCTCCTCCAAATGTCTGTACAGTATTTGTTGCTGCACCGATATCTGTGAATATCGTACTACCCGTTGTACTGGTTCTATTTAGATTTGTGAAGTATGGCTGTTTTGCATTGATCCCTGACGTTTCTCCACTCAAATCTCCATCTTTCTCTTCTGGGTAAACAACAACCCCGGTAGTATAAAATCTTAGTGCAAATGTTTCTTTCTTGATCTTATCTCGTGAGAAAAGACGTTTGAAAGAGATGAAGTAGGCATTTTCAATCCTGTTGTCATCATTAGAATCATTATACGGAGCATAAAAAGCAGTCTTAGCATTGCCAAGAAGAAGCTTTGAATACTGACTGTATATGTCAACTTTCTCCCTCATCATTAGCGATGTAGAAGGAAATAATAATTTCCCTGAACTATCTTCCCCGCTTGATGCTGTTTGAACAGTTGCGCCAGAAAGATAAAGTCCTACTGTAACATCCATGATCGGATTAGCAGTTTGAAGTGTAAAATTCTGATCATAAATTGTCTGGAACAAAGAACTAGTAACACCGGGACCGACGCCACCAGTTACAAATACTTGATATTTTCTGCGCGTGTTTGAACCCGAGATATCTTCTTGTATGATATCAACTAACTGATTCAAATATGATTTAGTCTGTTTTGTTGACTCAACGTCTTTTAATCTACCCATCTCAACCCTCTATAAATTGATGATTATGTTTCATCTCTTATCTCTATTTGCATATCAGCACGAAGCCCAGATTGATGACCAATTACAGTAACAATTGTCGAAATCGATGATTTGTTTGTGCTTGGATCACCGTATACATTGAAGTCTGTTGTCGTTAGACCCTGATTTACAGATAGTGACAATGATAATGTTGTACCCATATTTGTTGCATTTCCTGCTACTTTATAAACTGCAGTTTGGTGCATATTTTGTGTATCATATAATTTCTGCGACGACGTCGAAGATCTAAAGCTAAGAAATCTTGTAGGAAGGCTTACTATAAATGATGTATCTTGAAACCCTGTCGGAACTGATGTTGATACACCTTTCATCTTAGTTTCAAGTGATAATGTAATTGCTGTATTATTTTTCTTAAAAGATAGACTAGTCGGAGAAACAATACTCATTACGGGCAAGGTATCCAGGGGCCCTGACTGTGACACTAAAGGATGTTTGAGCGCAATTTCACCCATCGTTTGTGCTTCAAATACAGGTGTATTCTTTATTATTTTTTCTTTTCCAACTGTTCGACCGAATCTCTCAATAATTCTGTAGTCGACTTCGTCATCTGCTAGAGTATATTGTACAACTTGAAATGCGCCAGCATTTGTTGCTAAAATCTCTCTACCCTTCTCTGTAAGTACTGCATCGACGATTATATTATTAGAACTGTGATCAAGGAAACCCATAATTGCTTGCCCTCCGCTTTATGTTATATGCCACTGTGACACTATTCTACGATTCTTCATTAAGTATATGACTTTATCGTGTCTGGTAAAAGGTTGAAAATACTTTCTATCATTGATGTGTAGGAGTACGCTTATCTTGTAATGTAAATGTTAACATTCTTGTTCTTTGCCTGTCTAAATTTAATATTAGGAACTTATACACCCCGGTGGAGTCATATGTCATTAATTTCATATCTTCTCCGTTGCCGTCGTTTACTTGTAAGTATTCAGGATCAAAGTATACTCTCATAGAATATCTTCTAGAGTCTGACATTTTATCTTCTAATAGTCGCTGGCTTGAAATATTTTTATCCAAGCGTGGGTCTAAAAAAGAGTTGGGATATTGTTTTGGTGCACCCTTTGAAGATATCCGCTTGACTGCTACGTTATTTTTCATAGCATTGTATTTTACATGATATTGAGTTGAATAATTAGAAGTCATTCCATGAGCGTCTATAGAACATAATGCGTAAATTGCATCTGCTGTCCCTGTACTTCTCGAGAAGTCTTTATCACTATGATGGCTTATAGGCCCGGGTACAATAAAGTTGATATTGCTATTGACTACTTCAGCTGTTGCTATTTTCTCTATAGAATCGTCAAAATCGTATTGTGCGATTATTGTAAACGGCTCAAATATAGAGGACCTCCGGAATATTTGTATTTTTTTAACATCATTTTGCCTGACAACTGGATTTTGCCATTCTATGTATAATGACTCTTTCTTATAGTCGTATGTAAATGTTATTGCATTTGGTGGAGTAGGCGGAATTTCTTCTGTGCAATTAACTAGTCTTTCGCTACTTCTACGTGATCTAACTAGACAAGAGACATGACACATCGTTGTTGTGCCACCTGCTGCATTTCCCCCTAGACTAGCATTTGAGCTTCCCCCACCAGACACTACTGCTTCTGTAAAGCTGAGCAAACATACTGTGCTTACTGTATATGCATATGCCTTTCCGTATTTTATCTTCGTATCAATGGTTTGATTAACACCCGGATTACTTACAAAAATAGATTCTTTGAGCTCGCGGCGGCCGTCTTTGAACACTTCAAACTTCTCTACAACATATCCAGCAATTTTAAGCTCAGGTGGGCTGTATGTTGTTACACCTGAAGACACAGCAAAAGCCTGAATGGCTGGTTCAAAGTCTGACTCTAGATCGATTCCGGTATGATCATTTTGAACTTGGCTCATCTGATACGCCTCAATTAGCTTTCTATCAAGTAAAGAAAATACGCAATCAGACGAAAATGGATTTCTAGACTGCTGATCTGTTATGTCTCTTAGTACTGATCTGTCTACTTGAAGTGAAAATCTTTGTGAAGCTGCTGATCTCAAAGGATTTAGCTCGATCTTTTTCCCCTCAGCTTCATTAATGTACGTGACACCAAATCTACTTGGATCAGAAGCCATCTCTAATAATAGCTCGCCGTCTACATCATCAGGCGTCATGTCATTCAATAGAGTAGCTACTTCATTTTGAGAAAGTTCAGACCCAGGAAGAGCACCCAATCTATATAGAGCTGATGTGTCAATCAAAGAAGTTATCTGTTTGACTAGATCTTTGTCCTGATAAACTACGATATCACGGCCGTCAATTGTGACATCTGTCTCTCTATTTACTAAGCCCGCAGATGATGCTGCACTCAAATCAATAAGTCGACTATTGTCTAGAAAAAGATCCACATTATTTGATGTGAATCGTTCTGGCGTAGACCACTGCAAAGTGACATATCTAGCTAGTGACTTAAGTGATGTTCCACCTGATAGTAAAGCTTGTATTTGTGTTGCAGTGCCGCCGTCAGGTAATGGCATGCCTGTGTCGTCAATCATTTCATTGTTGACAAAATAATTATATATAAATCGCGTCTCTAGAGAGTCAACAGGACAGTCTGGAACGTTTAAATCTGTAATAGACTTTGTGATAAAGTCCACAGGTGCAGTTTGTGACATTGTACCTCCTCCTTATACCATTTCTACTGAATAGTAAATTGTATCTAAGTGATAAGCCAATTCTTTAACTTCAATTGAATTGTTACCAACATTAATTGTGCTTGTTCCGGTGTCATCTACATCATAATTGACTACTGCATCTTGCAGTGACTGAATATCTGACTGTAGATCTACTGTCGCGCCAGGCAAGTTGCTAGTTCCTGACGAAGCTATGTTGTTTACCTGATCACCGTCACTATACACTTTTGGTAACATAAAATTAAATACTCTGTCAAATCTAGACGGTGCCATTATTCTAGAATTCTTAATTTTCCCGGCGTAAAGATTTGTTTGACCCAGTGAGACAATTCTTCGAAGTTCTTCTCGTGTTGCTGACGGTGGGGTTGTAACGACTACTTGTGTCCCCTCCACATCAACTGTGACGTCCTTTCCATGAATTGTGTTGTCTAGAGTACCATCAGAAATAGCAAAATAGAAATCATTGTTATGTTTTCCCGGCAGTAGAAGTTTGTGCAAAGAATTTGCGTTTAGTCCGCTTGATGATGCCACACTAGTGTCAGATAACACTGATTCTAAAGTATCGTACGCTTCCTTATCTATAGCCGGTTTTGATATTGATGACATACTATTGATAAAGAAATCGCCTTCTGAAAGTGATATTCCAAATATTTCAAAAAATAGTAGAGATACGACATGGCTTCGAACATGTGCTTCCGCAACATCTACAGATATACCCAGAGATGTCCAGTTTCCAGATTCTACTATTTCTCCAGCTCTTACTCTATAGAGTATTGCAGAATCGACAACATCAGCCCACAACGCAGACGTTGTCGTGTCTTCTCCAGTGTCTACTATGGTAGTTATGCTATCAAAAGAGTCTGGTAGCAAAAATAATTCAAAGTCAAATGTCACAGATTGACTTGGGTACGTAAGAGTCTTGAAAACCTCAGAAACTGTTGACTTAGTTACTTTTATTTGTGTAGACGTGTTAGATGATAATGCTTCACCGGAAAAGCCAGTAGGTCTTCGAAGTAATTCAATTGCTCCTGATGGCATGCCTATCGATGATATTATGTAACCGTTACCGTACTCTTCATCTTCTTCGGCAATCTTATCAACTAGTGAGTCTACAGCAACTCTTTCTGCTTTGCACATAGTGGCTGACTTCATTGTGTAAGATGATCTGCCGTCTTCAGACGTCATCCTTTCTTTGTCAACTAACTTAAGCGATAGTTGCTGAGATGTCAAGTGTCTAAATGTTTGATATTCATTACCACCGGGTTGTTTGGCTGCTGCAGTATATATTTTTGCTAAAAAGTCCACAGAAGAATCTGACATGCCTGAGGATTCTAGACTGTTTGTACTGGGGTTTGATAGAAAATCAACTAGATCTAGTGCATTGGACGAAGAATTAGTTAAGTTGTCTGCAACAGATTTTAGTAGGCTGGCACAATACTTTACATGTCGTCGTGTTAATTTTGATCGCTCCAGCATGTTTATCAGCATGTCAGGAGTTGTACCCTCTAAAGAAATAACAGATGTCTTAGACACCCCTGCTATCGATGATTCTTCTCCTGTTGATGTGAACAAGTCAGTTAATTTTGACCCTGTCTGTATTGAACTTACTAAAGCTGCAAGTGTTGATGACATCTTTTGGTGCATGTCATGGTCCCAATCAAGCATAGCAACTCCGGATTTGAGAGTTACATCAGATGTTCCGCTAACACCACCAAATTTCACCTCAAGTGCTACATTTTGTGCCTCTGTAGTTTCTGTTGTATCTATTTGATATTCACTACTGCACCATGCAGCCTTTATCGAAAATAACATCTTGGCTAGTGTTGAATATAAATCTGTAACCAGAAACATAATTTGATTATCACTGACATTTCCAAAGTTAGTCAATCCATTTGAATCTAGATACGATGTTTCGTCGGCGCCGTTACGTTTCGACAATTCCATCGCGGCTTTTTGCAACGATCTAGTGAATCTAACAGATGAGTATACTAAAGAGTCGTCAGGTGAATCAGTAATTACACCAAATCCGTCACCATTGTATAGTGATAGAGGATCTGTACTATTATCAATGTTCCAACCGTCTTCTTCTATGTAGCTTGTTTTTGATAAGTTACCTCGCCTATTATTTGTCATGTCTCTAAAGAGTATTAAAGACTCAGCTTGCGACAGTATAGAGGGTGATATACTTATTGTTTCGTCTAGAATTCCGTCTGCTGTAACTGATGAAGATCCTCCCGAATTATAATGTTTTTCTAGGGCAATTCTATAGTTTTTGACAGATGTTGACAAAGAATCTGATGCATATACATCATCAGCAAAAACATCTAGATTACTTGATGTGGGTATTACCGACTTTTCAGTATCAGATAATAATTGATCATATTCGTAAGACATCAAGTATGATTGACGTGCTAGCATTTGAATCATCGTCAAACCACGCACACTGGCGCCGGATGTGCTAGTTGTGTATTGTCCAGAAAGCATACTTGACAGTGTAGCTTCACCATAAAATGAATCTATACCCGCATACCCTGATGAGATTGCAGACGGCATTTCTGAATCTGAATATGCGTCATATCTTGCTACGCCGTCATGAGCGCGCGCCTCACTATATACTTTGCATGAAAGAGCAGTCATTTCATTATAGTCAAAACTACTAGACGATATAGATAGTTTTTGAAGATACGTTGCAAATTCTTGCAAAACAGCAGCTAATATCTTGTCGGGTGATAAGTTAGTGTCCTCAGATACTGCATACAATTCTTCTAAGTAATCACCCGAATCTGAAACTATCGATGAAAAACTGCTAGCAAATTCAGAAAAATTGTTAGTTCTTCCAGCAGTCGGATAACGTATTGGAAGCTCTGTAAAATAGTCACGACCCGAGACAACTGGTGGCGATGTTTGATTCGGGTAGTGTCCTGACTCAAATGGTAGAATTCTTAACTCTGTGTCTCCCAATTCTTCGCCAATGACAACTGAGTCGAGAATAGAGCCTTCTTCAAATGACATATTGAGTATATTATCTGTGACTGTCATTGGAAGGGCACCAAAAGCTTTTTCTAAACCCCCATAACCATCTGTAACTGAGAATCTCGAGCCCATTTCAGTACCGCTTAAACGACCTATTCCTGCCGATGTTATCAGTATGTTTGACAACGTTGTTGCAATTGCTACTGCTCTGTCACTCAAAGAATCAGTTGAGAGCTGATCAATAAGTGAAATATCACCAGCCCAAACTGGAGAATACAGTGACTTACGAAATCTTAGCGCACTTAAGTTATGAAGTCCGGGTGAAAATAGATCTTCTTTTCGACTATTATGATATGTTGAAGATTCCGGGAGGCCAGAAGATGCTTCTGTTACTCCGAATGAAACGTATCCCTCAGTTGTTGATTGACCTCCTCGACTAGGGCCAGCGTCTGCGCCAGGGCCGAGTGTATATATTGACCTCACAATGTCATTACATGCAATTGCAATCATTTTAGTATTTGATGTTTCTCCAGGATCATAGCCTGTAATCCCTACCATTGACTTGAGAAAGCCCTCAAATGATGCTGGCGGTATAAATCCAGATGCTTCAGAATCAGTTAGTAGATCTGATGAATTTGAAGCAGCTAGATCCATTATTGCTACTTCTGAGAATTTTAAATCTATTGCATCAGCTGCTGTGTTCATAGTCTTTCTAGCATACTGTATTGCTGCAAATTGATCGACCAATTCCTCGTCTATCACAGCAACATTCTCTGCCAGTGCAGTCATAATTCCATCTGGATCAACACTCATTGCAGAGTCTGTTAGTGCATCTAAGTTAGAAGTGCGCATATACCTGACTAGACGGCGTGCTTGCAATAAATTATGTGTATCAAATACTGCAAAATCTGCTGCATCAATTGATAGTATTACTTTAGGTCGAGTGCCATCTGTGTTTATATCAGATAGAAATCCCGTCACTTCACTCAAAGAGAATGAGTTATTGACAGTTACTCTAGTTTTTTGTGATGTAGGCTCTGCAACTGTTTCTAGAGAAACTACACCCAATTCTAGTGCATCTATAACGCCCGCGGGTTCTTCTTCTTCTGTTATCGCATCAGCAATTATAGCCAGATTTACCGACATCAGATCATCATAACTAGCACCAGTCTCGAGCAAATTAGTTATATCAGCTGAAACTGTTCCACTCTTGCTAGATGTTTGTGATGATGAACTAGTAGCTACTCCAGTGTCTCTGGTAGTGCTTGTAGTACCGCCCAGCGTTGTCAATGCCATTACCTGTTCCTTCCTTTTCCGCTAGACCTACGAGATGATCTTTTTGTTGAGCTTTGTGTAGACTTAGCCCTAGATGAACTTGATGTACCTTGTAACCTAGCTGTAGATTCATCTACTGACAAAGATTTGATCTGTGATGCAGTTGCTTTCTTTGGTTTGCTACTTGAAGCAGATGATGATCTTCTTTTTGTAGACGTAGATCCTACCCTAGCTGCACCTTGGACGCTTTTCTGTGATACTAATGCTGCTTGTGAGACTCCGGAAGCATCTCGCATAATTGTAAATTTGCCTGTCTTGGTAGATCTACCACCTGGTATAACGCTCTTAGAATTCTTACTTGACAGTCTAGCAGCTTTGTGTGAGCCGGCTTTCGAACCTCCAACACCTACAATATTATCCGGCATTGAATTCTTGGGTGCATGTTTTAAGCTCAACAATATGCTTGGAACATCAGACGATTGTGACAGAGTTGCTGACTTTGTTGGATTGTACGTTTTGGTATAATTATTATTTACAAGAATAATAAAGTACTCTATGTCACCCAACTCACGGGACAATTGTAAATCTCTAAATGTGTATGTTGACCCCTTAGACTGACCGGGTGTTACTGATCCTAGCACACTCGTTGTACCCATATATCTGCAGCAAACAAGAAAATGATCAACTCTAGAAATATCTCCTGAGCATGTGAAAGTTACATTATTAATCCCAAGACAAGACTTTCTAGCGCTTATTGATAATATCTCTGGAGGTATTGCTGGGATTGTGTATTCTTGAGATAGCTCAATCCCTGTTCTGCCTCGATATATCTGCTTTTCTGATGATGATGATCGATCGTTCAGTTCTCTTTGACTTGGCATACGCCTATCGCCAAGCAAAGAGCTATAAAATTTCTCTGACAAAACTGATGTTGTTGTCTCTACTAGACCCTGAGTAGATATCTTGGTCACAGCGTCTTTGAATAGTATTTCGGGGGGCGTCAGCATCAATTCATTGACATATCGATAAGTTACTCCCGGCTCTAAAGCTGGAATATTTTTCGCTCCTTGAACTTTAGCACTGTCTTCAAATTTTCCCGGTGGGTAAATCCCGTACGAATATTTCTTTCCGGAGCTTAGATTGAATCTGGAAACATGGAACATTATCATCTCGTCAAGTCTAGACCTATTTTCGTTAAGATCTTCAATGAACGATTCAGCAACATTTGCTAACTTGAGTAGATTTTGAATGCTTTGATATGATTGTTCAGAAGGCGTTGATGACAAATTGTACTTTATACCGCCAATTGTTTTATCATATGTAAATCCGTCTATAGACGCAGCAGCATTATCTCTCACGGGTGCTATATACTCCTTGAGCGCGTAACCGTTGGCAACTTCAGAACTTGCAAAGCCTCGTGGGTGTACTTCACACTGATACAAGTACTCGTAATTGGATACAACTGACTTGTCGAATACAGTTACTGATTTTTTACCCTCTGGCAAATTATAGACTGTCTTTCCCTGAATTGGAATTCGTGTATATTCAGAATGAGAAGGAAAACCACGTAGAGAATAGCATTTTTTGAGCAACGTAATAGACTGAATTGCTTCAGAAATATTCGACAATTCAATCTTTATTCCGTCACCCGAATTCTCAGCACTGAGTACTACACTATATTTACTATCACTCTTTTTTACAGGTTCGGGCACAGGAACTCCGTTGACAACTGTCCAGCCAAACGTTGTTCCCTCACCTCCAGTAGGGCCTATAGGCGTAACTCGATAAATTGCAGACTTGGGATTATAACAATTCGCGTCTCTGTCAGTATATATTATGCTTCCCATAGAGGGTGACACTAAAATCTTGTCTTCAATAACTTGAAATCCGTTGTCCATGTTGTCTGGGTCGACTATCTTCCTTTCTATTCTTACGTGTGTTCCAATCGGATCTCGTTGAGTTATCATTATGTTGTTGACATCACCTAAACTCAGAGTACAAGAAACAGCAGGGGGTATACTGGGATATAAAAATTCGATCAACATGTCTCTGTGAAGAACGGAGAATTCTTTTGTTGCAATCGGTGTTGCACCGTTGTCGCCCATCAATTCAACAACAACATAAAATTTCTCTCTTTGTGCTAAGAAATCTATGCCAAATGAAACGTTTTGTATTATCTCAATTAATTCAGACTGTATTTCGCCTATGCTTACTGATGCTATGCTGGCAGGTAACGACAATGTCGAGATAGAGTCTATTGGCGCGCTTAGATCAGTTATAGGATTAGAAAATAAATCCTGAGAGAAATTACTCATAGCAGTTGAATTCAATACTGTTTTATTGTCATCATTTCCTATAGATAACGATCCAAGATTACTGTTCAAATTACTAATCGGAGATGACACGCCAAATGCTACTGGGTTTGGCAATGATTGCATTGTTGCTACACTGTTTATTCCTGTCGATGTAACGTTACCCATAGAAAATGAAGAAGCACCCATACTACCGAGGCCGGGGATGGAAGTTCCCATCGCACTACTTATTGTTGCTCCTGAAAATGATAATTGACCAAGTGCAGCTGGATCAATTAAAGAATTTTGCACTGCAGTGACGCCGGCGTTAGATGACATTCTATTAGTAACAGATGTAGTTGATGTTGTCAATCCATTTCCATTTTCTAATCCTGCATTATTGAATGGATTGACAGATAAAGCTTTTGGCTTTAGATCAATTTGAGATGTTATAGTAGTATGTGAGCCCTTTGTTATTTTTTCAGAAACAGCTGTCGGTGTTGCTGCTGTACTTACACCAAATGTATATGTAATTGGAATAGACGCTAAGACACCCCCTGCTAATTCTGTAACAGATGGTATTTCATCAATGCCAAGATAGGAGGACAAATCAACAGACACTTCTTTAAAATAACCAGTTGCTGAGGTTGAACTAATCAATTCTAATTGATGAGATGTTAGCGATACAGATGCAACAGACGTTGCGATACTAGTGGCGGGTGATATTGTGCTAACAGATGACACAACTGGAGAAGTACTAAGCGCTGAAACTGCAGAACTATATGCTGCTGTCCTTCCTTTTATCATAGACACAGAGCTCAGTGCATCGTTCAAATTAGTATTTCTTAGCCCACTAGTTTCTCTTGAAGTGGCTGTACCTGTCGGATCTTCGAAAAACTTGAACACTACTTTTGTTACAGAATTTGATATTGCTGCTGTTTTATCAATGAAGAATCTAAGCTGATAAGTAAAATCACCCTCTGTGGACAAAACACCCAAGTTTTGATCATCGACATATTGTCCCGGTAATAAATCAACCAGTAAAGATAAACCTCGGTCAGAATCAATTTCGAATACATCACTAAACGAAATTGATGGATCTGTTATCGGAATCATTCTTGTGGTTCCCAGTGTGGCTAAACTAGATACGCTAGAGACTGCTGAAGCAGCTGAGATACCTTGCGAAACTGATATACCTGTTACACCTGGTGATGATGCTAAAGATGAAATAGAAGCAGCTGTAGACGTTTTGCTACTTTTGCCGCTAGTTATATTAGCTGCACCTTGTTGTAGTGTTGTCGAAGTTGATACTTGCTGTAATACTTTCATTAGTCGAACACCACTGTAAAGACATTGACAAATGTTTGTTGCCCGAAATCATCTACTAATAGCTTGCCTACAAAAAAGACTCTTTTACCGAAAGAAGAAGGATCTTCATCTTCAAATTCTCCGTAGTCGATTATTGCTAGCTTGCTAAATCCTGTGTCTGATCTAAACTCAAACGGCTGAACGATAATATTGTTATCTCTTGATGTCTCAATAAAGTCAATATCAACGTATTCTTTACTATCCAAATTTGCTTCTAAATCTTGGATAGTCATTATAGACGATTGATTAAGATTTACATATGACCCCAGGGGAGGTGGTGAAGTACTCCCGGGTTGGATTGGATTTACTGGCGGTAAATATTTAAAATTGGGCAAGTGTGCCAATCTTCTATCGTGAAATAAGCTCTCAATTGCGTTTACTGATGCTACGTTGATATTTCTATTTGCATTAGTACCTAGTGTATCAGTGTCTGCTAGGGATCCGTGTGGGTGGGGTTTTGTGTCGTCAACAGTAAACGTGTGACTAGTCTTGTCAACTTCAAAACCCTCTGTTGAAGATGTTGAGTCAAGCGTACCTAATAGCTGCTGATCTCTGAAATTATTTGATATGGCATGAATAAGACTGTCTGCTGACTCGAGGATTGCTGCGCCTGTGAGTTGTGTGACTATAGTACCGCTGCTTTCTAAGTCAACAGAAGATGTGAGGACAGACATTCCGCCATATGAAAAGTCGCCGGCTTTGAATGGCTTGACTTTCCCTAGTGGATCGTACTCTACTACTATTAAGTCACTAGCTCTAGACACTGCTTCAAACATTATTCTATTTGAAGCATCAGTAGCTACTCGATCTGAACCTGAAGTCTCATAGAAGGTATGCCTATCTGTAAAAGATGCATACTTTATTTCCAGTGAATTGTTGACTAGCTGTTCTTTTCCTTGATCTGTAAAGATAAAGTCGAATACACGTTGTTTATTGTTAAGAATTCCTGCCATGTAATCTAACTATCCCTAAGCAAACTTTCATCGATCATGATAATTGTGACTCTATGTAATCAATCTTATTGCTTAATTCCTGAATTGCTTTAACTAGAACTGGAATTAGTTCTCCTTTTGCAACTGTCTTGATGTCGAAGTCATACAAATTATGATCATGCTCAGAAACCATTTCAGGATATACGTTTTCACAATTTTGAGCAATAAAACCAATTCTATTTAACCCAGAGTATGAGCAAAAATCAGGATCCCATCGAAATTCCTTCATTTCAAGCCCATTAATTACATCTAGGCCAATAACTTTAGTAGGTGCAATATTGTTTTTAATTCTAGCATCTGATCCGTTGAAGAATTCAGGGTTTGCTACTGTTGAGCCACATTGAATTCCTCCCGCGGCTGTTGAGTTGCCGTCGGCGAAGCCTATGTATACGCAATCACCTTGAGAAGCCGGGGTGTCGGGGCCGCATACGATGTAAATACCCTTTCGGTCACTAGAGTCGCCATCATTGTAAAAAGATCCTGCATATCCAGACAAGTTAGCATAGCAGTCAAACAGGGTGGAAAATGATGAAGTTGACCGGCCAATCAATACTTGAGTTCTAGCACCAGCTGAATGACCCAATATTCTCATCCCTTCAGTAAGTGTGCCATCATACTCTGCGACAGAAAAAACAAGAGCTCCTTCTTCAGAGCCTGCTGTCTCATCTATCTGAATACATTGAATATTGCCAAACTCAGTAGCATTACCGTCAGAGTCTTCGCCATAAAAGCTTATCTCACCGCATTCATCAGCTGCTGCAGCTGATGATCCATTCTTGGTTAG